GGAAAACCAATGATTTTAAAGAATATAGAAAAGCTGTTGACTATGAGGTTATCGGCAATGTGTTTGACAATCCAGAGTTGTTAGAAAGTGAGAAAAAGTAATGAACTATATTTTATTAATTTTATTATTTGTACTCATTGAGTTAGGTATCTCTTTGGTAGAAAGCTTTGTTATATCATGGATAGCTTGTATATTAGGTATTAACATAGCATTTAAGATAATTTTATTTGTGGTATTTATTGTAAATTTGTTTTTGTCTGTAAAAAGAAATTAAGGAGGAAAAGTAATGAATCGTGTAATCCTATGTGGGAGACTGACTAAACAGCCAGAGATTAGATATTCACAGACAGCAAGTGGAAGTATGGCAGTAGCAAGATACACATTAGCTGTTGACAGAGCTTTTAAGAAAGAGGGCGAACAGGCAGCAGACTTTATTAATTGTATTGCATTTGGCAAGAACGGAGAGTTTGCAGAGAAGTATTTGCACCAGGGAACTAAGATTATCGTTGAGGGTAGATGGCAGACAGGCAACTATACTAACAAGGACGGACAGAAAGTCTACACTAATGATTGTGTTGTTAAAAGACACGAGTTCTGCGAAAGCCGTGCTAATCAGCAGAGCAACAATAATGGAATTATGGGCGGTAACAGCAGTAATGACAGCTTTATGGCTATTCCAGATGGCGTAGCTGACGAGGGTCTACCATTTAATTAAGAGGTACAATTATGGATTATAAGAAGTTAAGGCAGGCAAAAGCTATAGAATCAGAGAATCGAAAGCGACTTCTAAAGATAAATCCAAAGCTGAATGACAAAAGTGGAATATATTTTTTGACAAGAACTGACGAAAACAATATCTCATATTTTTATATAGGACAGGCGGTTAGGATTACACAGAGGATGTGCGGACACCTTGTAGGGTATCAGCACATAGACCTATCCCTTAAAAAAAGGGGCTTTTATAGTGATGATAACCCTTATGGGTGGAAACTTAATTTTATCAACTATCCCGAATCCGAACTAGACAAATGGGAACAGTACTGGATTTTGGAGTACACCAAAAAAGGTTATCAATGCAGATACAACAAGACAGCGGGCGGTCAAGGAGATGGTAAAGAAAAGATAAATGAGTTTAAGCCCTCTAAAGGTTATCGTGACGGTATACAACAGGGCAGAAAGAACCTTGCAAGGGAATTATCTAATATAGCAGAAAAGCACCTTAAAATCGAAATCAGAGCGGATAAGGCTAACAATAAGGTGTCGCAGAAGCAGTATGAGAAATTTTTGAGTTTGTTGAAAGTAGGTGAAAGCGAATGACGAGTGCAGAAGAATATTTATCTAAAGCGAATGATGAGTATAAAAAGGGCGAAGAATATAGAGAACTTGCCAATAAACACTTTAATAATTACGCAGAACTCATGGCAATATACAGAATAGAAAGCGTAAACAGAGTTCTTGACTTTATAAGGGATGAATATAGAGCAGGAAGAATTTGCGACCTTGAAACATTATTATGTCATTGTCAAAACAAGCTGAACGGAAATATTGACGGAACAGAATTAGACCTTGACGGACATTTGAGAGGTGTTCCTTTTGAGAAAGTGGGTGAGAGTAATGCTGATACCAACAGTTAAAGCTAAAGAGTTTGAGAAGTTTGGCTTTAAGAAATGCAAGGGCGTATATGGTAAGCATGGTTGTTATTATCTTTGCATTGCCAATGGCATAAAAATGCTTCTTGTAAGCGATGTGTATTTTGGCGTTAATGACTGGGATGATAACGACCCAAGAATCCACAAAGACGCAAATTGCAGATACAGAGACAATAGAACTTACCTTGATATTATCTACGAGTTAATCAAGGCAGATATGCTTAAAAGTGATTGTACGAAAGTGGGTGGTAACGATGAAGATTGAAACTACTGATATTGAAGTTCAGGATTATGTCAAGAAGCTCGTGAACGTAGTTGCTAAGACAATGGTTGATTCATTTGAAAATCTGACTATCGAAGATGTAAATATGTTTAAGTTGGGCTACAACAAGGCTGTTGATGACACTATAAAAGCTATCAAGGAAGAATATGCTTTTACAATCTTAGAGGAAGAAAAGATTGACGAAATAGTAGAACAGTTGAAAGGAGCAAAGTAGAATGAAGATTTTAAGTAAGAAGAAATACAATAAACTCATTGAAGATTTTGAGGAATTGCAGAAAAAGGTCGATGAACTCAAAAGAATAAATGAAAGCCTCGGGAAAAAGCTAGAAGATAAAAAGACAAGTTGCAAAATGAATAGTGGAAAGGACTTCTGCTTTAATTGTGCAAATTCCTACAGATACAAGACATATTGGGATTGCACAGAAGTTGAGCGGTGTGGTTGCTTACTTGATGTTCCTTGCGAGAGCTTCAAAAGAAAAGAAAGCGAGTGATTTAGAGTGAAAAGAAATGATTGCATAGAGGTATTAGACCACTTAAAAGAAAAGCTGAAAGAAAAAGATATAATTGCTGTACAGGATAGTGAAGACGATTATAAATGTCCTGTATGCGGTCAGATTTTTACAGGAGAAGATATTATTAAATACTCTTACAAGTGGTGCTATAACTGCGGTCAGAGAGTAGATTTTACTCTTCCGAGAAACAGATTTAACTAACTAAAAATCAAAGAAAGGAATAGGTTGTGCGCACATAAAACCGAGGTTTCCTTTTGGTGATGAAATGAATAAAAAGAAAATTAAATGCGAGATATATCGTGATTCTATGCAGAATTATAAGAAATATGCAATACCGCCAGCACAGCTGATTATTGCTGATGTGCCATATAATGTTGGCACTAACTTTTATGGTAGTAACCCTATGTGGTACAACGGCGGCGACAATAAGAATGGAGAAAGCAAATTCGCAAAAAAGGCGGCATTTAACTCTGACTTTAACTTTAATCTGTATGAATACTTCCATTTTTGTTCAAAGATGTTGAAGAAAGAGGACAAAAAGAATGTTGCTAGGGGCAGAAGTAGTAATAGTCCTTGTATGATTGTGTTTTGTGCATTTGAACAGTTACAGACACTTATTGCGGCGGCGAATAAACACGGATTTGTGCACTATATACCGCTTGTGTTTTGCAAGAATTACAGTCCACAGGTACTTAAAGCAAATATGCGTATAGTTGGTGCTACAGAATATGCACTTGTACTTTACAGAGATAAACTCCCTAAGTTTAGAAACGGCTTACAGGTTGATGAAAACGGAAAAAATATCAGAGGTACAGGACATATGGTATTTAACTGGTTTACCTGGGATAAAGACAGTAAAGATATTCCTAAAATTCATCCTGCACAAAAGCCTGTGTCGGTATTAAAGAAACTGATTGAGATTTTTACAGACGAGGGAGATGTAGTAATTGACCCTTGCTGTGGAAGTGGTAGCACACTTAGAGCCGCACACGAATTAGGCAGAAGTGCATACGGATTTGAGATTGACAGAAACTTTTACGAGCGTGCTAAAAATGAAATGCTTGTGTTTCCGAAAGACCCGCAAATGAATATTGAGGATTTTATCGGAGGTGTGGAATGACACAGATGAACCTGTTCGACTATTTGCGAGAGCCTATCAGCATAACAAAGCCTATCCGATTGATAGAGTTGTTCGCAGGTTACGGCAGTCAGGCAATGGCATTAAAGAGAATAGGCGCTAAATTTGAACATTACAGAGTTGTGGAGTTTGATAAGTACGCTATTGCAAGCTATAACGCAGTTCATGGCACAGATTTTCCTACAATGGATATAACAAAAGTACACGCTGATGACTTAAATATTGTTGATGCAGACAAGTATTGCTATATAACGACATACTCATTTCCTTGTACTGACCTATCCGTAGCGGGCAAACAAGCCGGAATGTCTAAGGGAAGTGGTACAAGAAGCGGTCTACTGTGGGAAGTTGAGAGAATACTAACAGAAATCAGAGATAGCAACGGAGAATTACCGCAGATATTGTTTATGGAGAATGTGCCACAGGTACATAGTCAGGATAATATGCCCGACTTTAGAAAGTGGCTAGATTTCCTTGAAAGCCTAGGTTACACAAATTACTATCAAGACTTAAATGCTAAAAATTACGGTGTAGCACAAAATCGTGAAAGATGTTTTATGTTTTCATTCCTGGGTGAGTACAATTACCATTTTCCACAGCCTATACCACTCAAAAAGAAGTTGAAAGACTATCTTGAGGATAATGTAGATGAAAAGTATTACATCAACAATGAAAAGGCTCAAAAGCTTATTCAGACGCTAATTGACAATGGCACATTACCAGATACAATCCCTAGCAGAGCAGAGCAGAGCAGAGCAGAGCAGAGCAGAGCAGAACAGACTTGCGTTGACGGAACAATCAATAAGCCACAACAGAGAGAAGTTGCAAACTGTATCAAAGCAAGATACGACTGCGGAATATCAAACTTGCGGTCAGACGGAAACCTTGTTGTTAAGCAATCAAGCAACGCAGATTGAAAAGCAAATTGATATTGCAACAACTCTTATGGCGAGGGATTATAAAGGTTTTGGGAATCAATCTATGAATGGAGTAATTGAATGGAAGTATTAGGAAGCATATATACAGAAGTTTCAGACAGATTTCAAAAAGGCATTATCGGGGGGTATTTCCCGGTGTGTAAAAGCTGAAAAACACGATTTAGGAGTAATTATGGCAGATGTAAATGTAATAGGCTCTCTTGAAGCAAAATTTGAGAGTACCAACAGAATTTATGATGTGGGGGGGTGTAGTCCAACATTGAGTACAATGCAAGGTGGCGGTCAAGAGCCGAAAATCCTTGAAAGTCAGATAGTTGCAATGCGTGGCAGAAATCCCGATAATCCGTCCGACAGGTCCGCTGGTAGCCCAACAGAACAAAGGTTAGAGGTAAATACGCAAGGCACAAGTAATTGCCTAACAAGTGTTCAAAAGGATAATCTTGTAATGGAAAATGTGATTGCAATAGACGAACAAAACATGAGTGCAAAATCAGACGTTTTCGGAACACTCACAACTGGCGGAAGTAGTCCAAAGCACAATAACAGAGTTGCAATTAAGCAGAACACAACAGGCAAATATATTTGTCCTAAATACCGCATACGAAAATTAACGCCAAGAGAATGTGGCAGGCTTATGGGAGTATCGGACGAGGACATATCCAAAATGGCAGCAGTAAACAGCAACACGCAACTATACAAGCAGTTTGGAAACAGTATAGTTGTAGATGTTATGTGTGCTATGTTTAAGAATTTGAATATCAAGCAAGGAGATTAACTATGACAGACGATACAAAACAGGAAATACAAATAGTCCTTGACTTGCTAAAAGGTAGCCTTACAAGAAATGGTGTAAGTATGGCAACGGACAGAGAGGGCAACTTGATGTTCTTTGATACATCTGTCTATGTCAGGAGCAAAGGCAAGGAGCTTGACGGATTTAGGGTTAATATTAACGATTTAGTGAAGTAACAATGTGACAGAACTTGAAGAGGTAATTATGACAGGCAATTTTATTAAAATTGACAGAAAGATTTTAAAGTGGGAATGGTGGAGCGATATTAATACATTCAGACTTTTTATGTATATGTTGATAAGTGCCTATTGGAAAGACGGAAATTATAAAGGCAAGATAATTGAAAGAGGGTCTTTCCCCTCTTCAATATCTGAATTATCAAAAGAAACTAATTTGTCTGTAATGGAAATTCGCACCTCGCTAAAACACTTACAATTAACAGGCGAAATAACAAGCAAAGCAACAAACAAATTCACGATATTTACTGTGGTTAACTACAATTTGTATCAAACGGATAACAAGCAAGACAACAAACAAATAACAAGCAACTTAACAAACAATCAACAAACAGATAACATTCTATTAACAAACTCTATATTAAAAGAAAGTAAGAATGAAAGAACGGAAGAAATTAAAAAAGACAAGAATATAGAAAAAGATATTGATAAATCAATATCCAAAAAGAAAAGCTATTATCCCAATGATGAATTGCTTGATGAAGCATTTAACGAATATGTGACAATGCGCAAGAGAATTAAGAAGCCTCTATGCACCGACAAGGCATTTCATAGGGCTATGAATACTCTTGAAAAGCTATCAGGCGGAGACAATGATTTGGCAGTTAAAATTCTTAATCAATCCGTAGACCATTGTTGGCAAGGACTGTTTGAGTTAAAAAGCGACAGTAAGCAAGATAGGCAGGGATTTGGCAATGGCATTGATTGGAGTAAAGTGTAAAGGAGCGTGATAACGATTGACAAGAGAAGAAACGGTTGAAATAATTCATATCATTTGTGATTGCTACCCGAATTTCAAACCTGAAGACTTATCAAGGACAATTGATGCGTGGCAAGTGATGTTAGAAGAATATAGTTGCGAGCAAGTGGCTGCTGCTTTAAAAGCATATATTACATCTAATACAAGCGGATTCGCACCAAGCGTGGGAGAAATCGTTGCTAAAATACAACTTGTATCACAGCCACAAGAACTTGACGGAATGACGGCGTGGGGATTAGTTAGCAAGGCTTTAAGGAATGGTACTTATGGGGCGGTTGAAGAATTTAAAAAACTACCGCCACTTGTCAGGCAGGCGGTTGGTATGCCAGATAACCTTAAAAACTGGGCGACAGCAGATTATCAGACGATAGAAACAGTAATACAATCAAATTTTCTAAGAACTTACGAAACAGTTGTTAAGCGTGCGAATGAAATAAATCGTATGCCAGACAGTATCAAATCACTTATTGAGAAAACGAACGTAAATTCGTACAAGGTTCAAATCGAGCAAAAATTCCAAAGAGATATAAATGCACTTACAATTGAAGAAAAAGCCGTTAATGACGAAAATACAAAGTCAGAAAATTATTGTGAAGCACCTCAAGATATTCAAGATAGAATTGACAGAATGAGAGGTTGATTTTAGTGGAAGCAACGCCAATTAGTCCACAAATGAGAATGTACTATAAGCGGAAAGAGGCAGGATTATGCGTTGAATGTGGGAAGCCACTTAATGGAGAAAAACTTAAATGCAGAGATTGCCGAGAAAGAATTAACGCAAACAGGAAAGAACTTGTGCACTGGTATCAAGATAATGGCATATGCCCTGAATGTCGGCAGAATAACCTTATGGGAGATGAAAGGGTTTGCCTTGAATGTTCTGCAAAGAGATATTCTCAAAGAATCGCTAGATACAATATTAACCCCGAAGAGTTCAAGGCAAGAGATAGGCTTGAACAGAAGAAAATCAGAACAAGACGAGCCGAAAAGGGAATGTGTGTTAAATGTGGTAAAGTTGAGGCAGATGATGGGTATAAAACTTGTACAAAATGCCGCATTAAAGCAAGGGATATGAAACGTAATAAGCAAAAAGATTGTAAGGTTGAACAACAACGAGAATGGGTTACCAATGGCAGATGTTGGTTATGTGGCAAGCCTGCATTTAATCATACTAAATTATGTAAAATACATTACAATAAATCCCTTGAATATGTCAGAAAAAGTGTAGAAGTGAGGCGTAAAAATGAGCAAGCTAGAGCAAAAAAGATTTCAAGAACAAATGATGAGAGTTCAATTAAACAGGCAGAAGAATAAAGAAAATAAAGAAATGTTTGGTAATGCCTTAACAATTCTGCTATGGGTGCTACATGACAAGTTCGGATTCGGTAATAAGCGATTGGAGCGGCTTATTGACGAAATCAATAAATTTAATGAAGATTTCAATGCAGGACTTATAGACCCGAAAGAGCTTATTGAACAGCTGGAAGAAGAAACGAAAATTAAAATTAAATATTAAGGAGAATGGCTTTATGAAATTTTCAGATTTTACAAAGCCAGAACTTGAAAAAATAATTGAAAATGCCAATTTTACCGAGGAAGAAGTGAGAATATTTATGCTTCTTTCTCGGAATTTTGCACAAAAGGAGATAGCACACAGATTGTCAATGTCTACAAGAACATTAGAAAGACGGGTGAGGAATATTAAGAATAAGATTGAGAGGGTGGTAAATGAGTGGAACTAACAGACAAGGAATTGTTGAATTATGTACTAGAGAATGGTATTATCTCTCGTGACGATGTTCAAAAACAAATTGAAATGAACGAAAGGAAAAAATATTTAAAAGCACACAATAATGAAATCTGGCAAGGAAAGGATAAAAAGTGGTATACATACTTGCCAGACGAAAGCACATCAAGCGGCAGAAAGCTGCTAAAGCGTTCAACGCAAGAGTCTCTTGAAGATGGAATTGTGGAACACTACAAGAAACTTGCTAATGAACCTTTAGTTAAGGCTGTATTCAAGGAATGGGTAGACCAAAAACTTGAATATCACGAAATCAAGAAGCAATCATATGATAAGTATAATGATAACTTTGCCAGATTTTTCACTAATGAAGCATATCACATGGCAGATAAGAAAATCAAGTACATTACAGAAGATGACTTAGAATGCTTTATTAAGACTGTTATTGCCGAATGTAAGCTTACACATAAGGCATATTCTGATATGCGAATCCTTATTAATGGCATTTTTAAATATGCCAAGAAAAAGGGGTATACTAATCTAAGTATCACACAATTTATGGGAGACTTGGATTTATCACGCAGAGCTTTTACTAAAAATGTGAAAAAGAAAGAGGAACAGGTGTATTTCGAGGATGAAATTCCAAGAATCACAGAATACCTATGGCAACGATATGATATAAGGAGCCTGGGATTATTACTTATGTTTGAGTGTGGAATGAGAGCTGGCGAGTTATCATCACTTAAGTTTTCTGATATTCACAACACTGTACTGAAAGATGGAACTATTAAGCATTATATTTCTATACAAAGAACAGAAATTAAGGTCAGAGATGAAAATGGGAAATGGGCTAAGATAGTAAGCGACTATCCTAAATCTGACGCAGGATTAAGAGATATAATTATTCCAGATAAAGCTGTAAATACTGTTAAGGCAATTCGCAGATTAAATCCTTTTGGAACTTATATGTTTGAAGAAAAGGGAGAGCGTATAAAGGAACAAGCATTTAACAGAAAGTTGCATAAGATATGCAAGGCACTAGACATTAATTATCGTTCCACGCACAAAGTCCGCCGGGCATACAGTGTTGCATTGTATGATAATTGCGTGAGTGACACTGTTATAACAGAAATGATGGGGCATACAAGCATTGAGACAACAAGAAAATATTACATTTACAGTAATAAGACTGATAGAACTAAGATTGAGCAAGTTAATAATGCTATCAATTATTAGGATTTTGATTACAAAGTAATCAAAGTAATCAAGGCACAAAGCCAGAAGCCCAGTAATAGAGCGGAATAAGGAAGTAGTCAATGCAGTTCGATTCTCTCATCCCCTGCTATTTTTTCAAGGAGAAGAAACACTGCAAACCCGCATAAACACTGAATGAAAGGAGATTTTTTGAACATCGTCTTTTTGCAAGAAAATAAAGAGGTAATCAAGAAAGTAATCATAGAAGTTTAGCAAACGCCGTAAGGGCGTTATTTTTTTACTTTAAAATGGCGGATAACTGTCTAATTTATGGCGGTTAATCCGTCTTTTTTTATGCCAAAATATAATCAGAAAGAGAGGTAGTGCGAATGTTTTCAGATGAAGTTAGAGAAAAGATTTTAAGCAAAGAAGAATTACAGAAACTTGATTTAGTGACATTATCTCTTGTTATCCACGCAATTGAAGAGGTTTTAGAGGAGGCAGACAATGAACAATCCTTATCAAGTGCCTATGATGAATAATTCTTATATGCAATCTCAAAATCCATATATGGATAGAATGAACTTTTTACAAAATTATCAGCAGAGCTTACAACAGCCAGTGGCAGGGACACAAATGTCCTTAGCAAATCAACAGGCTATGCCACAGCAGATAGCAGGCATTAATGGAAGAATAGTGCAGGCGGTTGAAAATATTAATGCTAACGAGGTCCCTATGGATGGCTCAATGGCATTCTTTCCGAAACAGGATATGTCGGAAATCTATGTTAAAGGTTGGAACGCTAACGGAACTATCAACACGATTGTGTATAAGCCTTATACAGCCCCTAAAGATAATCAGACAGTAAATTCTATGGCTAATACAGAGAACGCTAAATTTACCCTATCAGACGAAAGCACACAGCTATTTCTGAATAAGTTTGAAGAGTTATCAGAGAAGATAGGGCAGTTGGAAGATAGATTTGATAAATCTTTAGGAACGCAAAGAAAAACTTCACGAACACAGAGCAAGGGCGGTGATGAAGAATGAATCCAATTAACATTTTTCAAATGATGAGAGGTGGTCCTCAACAATTTTTGCAGCAGATAGCGAACAATAATCAGCTTATGAGCAACCCAATGATGAAAAATACGATACAAATGGCGCAGCAAGGCAATATGCAAGGCATTGAACAAATGGCTAGAAATTTATGTAAGGAAAAAGGATTAAATGCAGATGATGTATTTAATCAGATAAAAAGCAGATTTAATAATTAATAGCATATTAGATGTCTTTGCAAATTACCTGGGTGACATCTTTATGAATAAATTAATGGAGGTAACTAATATGTTTAATTCAAATTGTGCCAGTGTGCCACTTGTTGCAAATATTGATGGCAACAGTAATAACAATGGCTGGGGAGATGGCGGATGGCTTTGGTTCATTGTTGTAATCTTTGCAATATTTGGTGGCTGGGGCGGTGGCTTTGGCGGATTTGGCGGTAATGGTGGAGCATTACAGGGATATGCGACACAGGCTGACATTCAGAGAGGCTTCGATAATTCAGCGGTTATCAGCAAGTTAGATGGCATTTCCAACGGACTTTGCGACGGCTTTTATGCTATGAACAACAGTATGCTCACAGGCTTTAATGGCATAAATACAAACATTATGCAGACAGGCTACGGCATCCAGCAGGCTATTAACGCTGATACAGTCGCTAATATGCAGAATACCAATGCTTTACAGTCACAGCTTGCTAACTGTTGCTGTGAGACAAGAGAAGCTATTCAGGGTGTAAACTACAATATGGCAACTAACACCTGTGCTTTGCAGAACACAATGAATAATAATACAAGAGATATTATCGACAGCCAGAACGCAGGAACAAGAGCTATCCTTGATTTCCTGACTAACGACAAGATTGCAACATTACAGGCAGAGAATAATGATTTACGCAGAGCTGCTTCGCAGGATAGACAGAATGCACTTCTGACTACCACAATGGCAGCACAGACAAATCAGATAATCGACGCTGTAAGACCTACACCGGTTCCATCATTCCCAGCAAGCAACCTTTACGGATATGCTTACGGATGTGGATGCAATACAGGTTGTGGTTGCTAAACAACTGAATAATCAAGTATCTTAATCAAATTTGCTCGGTTTAATTCTTGGTTTAACTCGGTTTAATTCAATTTAACTTGATTTAACTCAATTTAATCGAGTTAAGTATCGAGTTTAACTTGAAAGAAAACTCGAAAGATTATGTCTGCTAAGCAGTATTACTTATAATCAAAGGGCAGGCTATAATGTTTGCCCTTATTTTAATTATCTGGAGGTTTCTAAAGTGGAAGAATTAAAAAATAAGTTTATAGAAGCAATTAAAAGCATAGATTTTAATAAGCTTAATATCTATGAGCTAAAAACTGTATCAGAAATTTCTGATACAGTAGATAAGATGGCAAAGAAAGATTATACAGAATTGCTTAAAGAGTCTATGGTTTCAATGGGAGTAAAAACTTCAAAAGAAGAGAAACCTAAAACAATAAGAGAAATGAAATAAGGAGGTTTTTATTATGGCTGAATTTTCAAATGTTGCAACACAGACAGTTGCGGTAAATGGAAATGTATTATTTACAGATGCACCAACATCTGTATGTAACAAAGGATATATTTCGCACAGAACAGGAAGCGGATTAATCAACCTCAAAGGTGCTACTAACACTTGCAAGGCAAAGTACAGAGTAGAATTTAATGGAAATATTGCAGTACCGGCAGGTGCTACAGCAGGTCCTATATCCCTTGCGATTGCGATAGAGGGCGAACCAGATTTATCAACACTTGCAATTTCAACACCGGCGGCGGCAGAAGCATTTAACAATGTTTCTATGGCTACAGATGTATGGCTTCCTTGTGGTTGCTGTCAGGCAATCTCTGTTAAGAATACATCTACACAGGCTATCAGTGTTGCTAATGCAAATATCACGATCAACAGAATAGGTTAAGAAAGTGAGGTAAACAACTATGCATATTGAAAGAATACACAAAATGGTTGAGTGCCTTACCGAAAAGACACTATCTGAACTTGATAAGGGCATTGAAAATGTAAATGTTGAGGAAATGTCAGAAGCTGTGGATATGATTAAGGACTTATGTGAAGCAGAGTATAAGGCTGTTATCGTTAAGTCTATGAAGAAAGCTGATGAAGAGGAAGAAGAATACAACAAGGAGCTACTTAGAGCCTTAAAAGACGAATACGGAGAAGAGGGTGGCAGAAGATACTATGATGAATACAGATACAAGACTACCGGTAGATTTGCTCCTAAAGGCAAGGGCAGTTATGTAGGCAGAAGAGGATACGAAGAACCACCTTATTACCATATGTACCCAGAGCGTGATATGGATAGAGAGTATGGCAGAATGTACTATACAGAGCCTACAGCTACACATACACCCGAAAGTGGCTATGACAGGGCAAAGAGAAACTACACAGAGACTAAGGAAATGCATAAGAATAATACACCAGAAGATAAGGAACACAAGATGAAGTCACTTGACAGCTACACTAAGGAACTCGCAAGCGATATCACAGGTATGGTGACTGATATGTCGGCAGAGGAGAAGAACTTACTTAGAACAAAGTTAAGTACTCTTGTATCTAAGATATGATTCTAAAGGCTATGGGTAGCAATATTCATAGCCTGTTTTTGCACATTGATAACTGAATATTGGCTAGTGAAAAAATATTTTAAAATAATGCTTGACAATAAGGTGTGACATAAATATAATAAAGGTGTGACAAGAAAGGAAGTGATGTTTATGTCACCAGCAGGCAGACCTAAAGCTGATAATCCGAAGTCAAGTAGATTTAGTATCAGACTTGATGAAGAAACAGAAAGAAAGCTGAAAATCTATTGTGAACAGCACGATATCACAAAAGGTGAAGCTATCAGAAGAGGAATACATCTGCTTTTAGCTAAAGAAAAAGAGTAGTTGTAACCAAGCACGATAAACAACTACTCTTGCCAATTCCACAGGGAACATAAATATATTACTATGTTTCTAATGGGATTGCAAGCAGACAATATAGAGATTGTAACAAAAAATAAAATACAAATAAAATAACCAAAAGCACGATAAAAAATAGATAGCGATTATACAAAAGATGAAACAATCTCTGTATTACAGCTTTATTCACAGGAGGAAATATTATGACAGCACCAATGAGTTTCAAATCAATTATGATTCCAGAATGGCAATATGACAAAATGGTTAAATCATATGATGAAGCGGTGAATAAAATCCGTGAGCTTGAAGAGGAGTTAGCAAAGTATAAGAAATGCACTAGCTTATAGAGTTATTCCTCTATGATGATTTAACAGCATTCTGGGCATAATAATAATCATCAACAGTTGGAGGAATAAACAATGTTATTAGAAACTATAAGTAATACACAGGATATGAACTACAAGACACCCATTGAGGTTGAATTAGGAATTGATGATAAGGGAATGACAACAGCAAGAAAATTGTATCAGTTTTTAGAACTTGCGCCACAGAATTACTCAAGGTGGGTTAAGTCAAACATTATTGACAATGAATTTGCCGCAGAAAATGAAGATTATTTTTACTCTTCATCAATGAAGAATGAACAAGGGAGAGGCAATTTTGCTGATGATTACAAACTAACAGCACATTTTGCTAAGAAGTTGTCTGTCAAGGGTAACGGAGAAAAAGCGGAACAGGCAAGAGAATATTTTGCAACAGTTGAGGAAAGAGTTAAGCAGAAAGTGATTGACCTTGAACAGCTTGACCCTCAAACAAAGCTGATGAACTTGCTTGTACAGCAAATATCAAGAAATGAGCTTGAACAGAAGCAACTTGCAAAAGAAGTCAGAGAAGTAAAACAGACACAGAATGCTATTGCTGAAACATTCCAAAGAGTAGATGATGTTGAGAACTTCCAGAAATGGGTCAATTCTTGCATTACAAAGATTGCTGAAAGTCCTTACTTTAACAAAGGTGATACCAGAGATAAGAGATATTCGTATGCAAGAAAAGAAAGTTACGAAAGACTAATGCAGAAAAGAAATTGCAGGCTTGATGATAGAGTTCAGAGAGCTGTCGGCAGAGCTTTGGAAGAAAGACCAGACATTAAAAAGTCTGAACTTAAGAAAATCAACAAGCTATATGTAATTGCCAACGATAAAGACCTTAAACCAGCTTATGAGTTGGTAATTAAGGAAATGATGATATGTTATTGTGTAAAGAGTGCATAACAATTAAATACATTAAGCAAACGCCACTAGCCAATATCGGTTAGTGGTTTTTGTTTTATTCAGAAAGGAGCATACAGATGATTTTTAGCATCAATGGCACAATGTGGCAAGTGCAATATAAAAATTCAAATTCAAGCGAATTAAAGCGGTCAGACAATACAATTAGCTTAGGTGTAACTGACAGAAACACGCATACGATATATCTGTCAAATGCCTTGCGTGGGTTTATGCAGCGCAAAGTGCTGATACACGAAGTATGTCACGCAATCTGTATGTCCTATGATGTGTATTTGCCTATCGAACAGGAAGAGATATTGTGTGACTTTGTAGCAACATATGGGGATGAAGTATTTGATATTGTTGATATGGTTTTAGGGGCAGTTAGGAGAGTGGGATAATGAGTATTGATGAGTTATTGGAAATAATTCAAAGGACTAATCCGACTATGACTAAAGAATTATTGATATATGAACTTAGTCAATGCCGATACGCAAGTAAAGCGTTGATTTATACAGAAAGTTGTTGTGTTGACAATAATATTTAAAAATGCTATTATTTAATAGATGTAAACAATTGATAATTAATATATCATTTTACCTTAATAGAACCATAGTGGAAAGTTGCATTGATACATTTTTGTATAGGTGCAACTTATTTTATTTTAGAGGTTTTATTATGAGAGTTGTAAGATTAAAAATGTATCAAGAAATGGCTAGATTCAATAATCCATCAGCACCAAAAGGTGCAGATTGCTACCCTTTGCCACCATTTAGCACAGTTAATGGGTTTATTCATTCAATGTGTCAATGGAAAATGTATCATAAATTAGATTATTTTGTTACTGGCAAAGGAATTTATAATACTAAGGTGCAAAAAGAATGGCACGGTGGCTATAATTTCAACAAAATTAGCGATGAAATGCTTAATCGTTGGGATGTCATAACAGATAACGCAAACGGAAGTCATACAGGTTGGGTCAATGCAGTTAAATATCATCTAATGCTAGTTGATTTATATACAACTATATATATCAAAGCTGATGATAGTGACATAAATGATATATACCATGCTTTACTAAATCCGCCGGTATATCCATCATTGGGTGAATATGGTGATTTGTGCAAGATTGAAGCAGTAGATATTATAGAGCTCAAGGAGCTTGATAAATGCGTACCAGCTCCACTTGCTATGCAATCTTATATTCCTGTTAATAAAGGCAATTTTGCGGGAACTATCTATAGAATTAATAACAAATACGAAATCATTAAGGGTTTTAGGCGATTCCAGAAAGTTTCTTGTTACTTAGTAGATAAAGGACAGGAAGTTGTTAGCAATCTTTTTGATGATGATAAACCAGTTATTTTTATAGATTAATTTAAACCCCACGGAATATAATGCAACCTTTTTGCTACCTCCGTGGGTCTTTCTTTTATATTCATAATTTCGATTTTGACAATTTTCAAAATTTGGTTCAGATTTCGTTCAAATTATACTTTAAAAATTGGAAAAATTTTCCCACAAAATATAATGTGAAATTTTTGAAACCCCCGTCATATGCGATTTTGTATTCAAAAATCCGTGAAAAACTTTTCCCGAAATCCGACCTCAATTTTGTTCGGATTCACCCTTGAAAATTAACGAAAAACTTTAGGGCTTTAGCAAGCTAAAGCACACGGCTGATTCTTTGCGACTGTAGGTGTGGCATACAATTTTGACTTTGTAGCTTTGTGATTTGACCTGTACGGCGGTTTTATTGCGTTGATATGGTTTAATGAACCTACAAAGCAAAACAGCCTTAAAACGCTTTTAAATGCATTGTATAAAATGGATATAATACGCTTGTTGAGCTGTCGCTAGTTTTGGCGGATTCTCCAGAACGCACGCCGCTCCAACCGGGTACACTTGTACACCTAAAAAGCGCAAAAGCCTTATATATAAGCATAGCATTATTATATTAATTTTTCAAGGTACGCAAAGAAAAGCATATAAAAATATATGCTTAATGCTTGCGGCTGGAATCGAACCAACCAGAACCCACAGCAAGCCAAAAAGGGCGCAGATTGTACGCCCTTAATCATTGAGAAAATTATAAATTTTTTCATTCTGTTTGTTTTCCTTGAACAAATAAAATGCTTCTAGCCTGTTAGGCTTTTTCAATAATTTTTTAACATCATTTTCGCTGTCGTGCTCAATCGAGCAGAAAATCATAAATACACAACATTTTATTTTTTTAATCTCTTCGCTGTCAACTCTAGCAAAATCAAAAAAGTTTTTGATAGCGTTCTTGTATGCTTTTTCACAAGCTGGAATGGTCTTGTATGGTAAGTCTTTTGTATACCATTTTTTATTCATTGTTATACCTCCATATTTTCATTTTCCCCCTGACATCAGGGTAAAAGCAAGCCGGGGAATCGAACCCCGGGAACGCCTACCTTGCTAATTATGATAAGAACTGCAAAAGCTCCGCGCGCTTAGTCTGTATCAATTCCTTTGCTTTCATAAAATCAACCGCGCCGCCTGTCATATATTCGATATACTTCGCAGCGCTGATATATGCGTCAAATTCTGCCTTGTATGCCTCATCAAAGGCATTTTCTAATTCCTTGCTTTCTGGCTGTTCTGTATATCTTGCCTCTGCTTCGTCTGCGACTTTTTCCAGTTGTTCCAGCTTCTTAATCTTTTCAAGTAAAATCATCATAATATTAACCCTCCTTAAACATTTCCCAAGGTGCTATAATCGTACCGCCTTTTATTTATGCTCTTATTATAAAGCTATCTTTATATAATTACAAGTCGCAAAATGTAATAAATATATAAAGCTATCTATATATTTTTATTGTGCAATATGTATAAAGCTATCTATATATGAATATATAACGCTACTATATAATAAAGTTATCTTTATATTTGCATTGACTTTAATATAACGCTACTATATAATAAAGTTATCTTTATAAAAGGAGTTGATTTGATGACAGTATCTAAAGCACAAGCAAGAGCGACAAAAAAATATGATAATAAGGCTTATTTTAAAAGCCTTGTAAGATTTAAAAAAGAGGACGAAGAGCGAATCAGAGCGGCGGCAGGCGATAGCCTTAACGGCTTTATCGTGGCGGCTGTAATGGAGAAAGTACAGGAAACAGAAAAGGCGAAAGCTCCAACCTGTACAAGCTCCGACGAATGCCCATTCTAAATAGTTAAAAGAATTATAAAATATCGCTTGACTATATAACGATAGCGTTATATAATAAGAGTACAAATTAAGAAAGGGCAGCCGAAAGGTTGAAAGGTGGACAAGATGAAAACTATTGAATTATTAAACAAAGCTATTGAACTTGGATTTGACAGAGAAAAGGCACTTGCAGACATAGATGCAAGCCTTGACGAAATATTCGGAGCAGAGAACAGAAAGCCAATCACAGAAGAGGAAGTCAGCGAAGAGCTGGCGAATGATATTTTATTCGGGTTTGAATGTGAAAAAGAAAGCAATTAAGAAAGGTTGAAAGGTGGAAAATATGAGATTATTTTTAGCAATCAAAAAAGACGAACAGAATAAAGAGTATATAAGCGCAGTCATTAATTCCAGAACATTCCCAAGCACATACGCAGCGGATACCAGAGGCGTGCGAATCGTGGAATTACCAGAGATTAAAGAGGGCGAAGATATTTTGAATTGTCATATATGTTTATAAGAAAGGTTAAAAGGTGGGCGATATGAAAGAGTTTAAAATGTACAATGGTAATATGTTAGAGGTTGGCGAGGAAATCAGACTTGCTGATTTGTGGCAGAGCGAAACAGGAGACGAGGGAGAAATTCTTGATTCTGGTTGCTGTTGGGTTGGCGACGATGAGAACAACATGCCAATAATCGCAGATTTCGAAATCTTGCAGAAAGATGAAGAAAATCTTGTGAGGTCGCTTGTAAAAATAACAGATATAAGATAATATGATTTAGGCGGTGTATATTGTTATACATCGCCTTTTTAATGTCTATTGATTAATTATATTTATTGTGTTATTATATTGCTAATAATTAAATATAAGATTTACACCCGATAATTATATAATAGCTATCGGGTTATTTTTATGTTATTAGTATATATTATAATAAGCTGGATAAGCTCCAACAGAAAGGGGGAACGAATGGAGAAAGTACAGGAAACAGTAGACACGCCCGAAGTATTTCAAAACGACATAGAACTTTATTTATCGCAGTTCTGCGAAGAACACAACATCGAAGATATGACCAAAGAGCCACAGAGCCGCTGGAACGCTGCCCTAATGTATATAAATAAATACGTTTTTGGTGATAAAAGTATATTAAAATTAAATAAGAATATTAATAAAAATAATACTAATTGTATTATGAATAGTAATTTTTATATGTATGATTTAGATAAATTAGAGTATATATTATATATATATTATTATTTATGTTCTGTATATGATAAAGAATGTAGTATAATGGGATATAGCTTATTAACTGGTATTAATTACGATACATTAATGGACTGGGGAGCAGATGAAAGGAAACTAAGTACAAAAGGCTTCGACATCGTGCAAAAACTGCGCATTTTTCGCGAAGAAAGTTTGTCAAACAAGCTCGCAACCGGCAACAAAAACCCTGTTGGCATCCTTGCAATACTTAACAGACATTATGCGTGGAATCTTCCAGGCGTGAGCAGAGAAAGCACCGCGAAAGTCATTAAGACAGCATCAGATCTGCCGCAGCTCAACACATCTGGCGACGCTCAAGGCTCTAATGTTCGTCAAATTGCACAACAAGAAAACATTGTGCAAGATGTATAAGAAATCCCGAAAAACCAGCAAACAAGCGGATTCTAGCTGTTTGGCTCACAATAACATGATTTCGCTAAAGTTGAGTTTAGCGAAGTGATAAAACAGAACATTTGAGCGACAAAAACGCGATAAAGCCAGTAAATAAGCGGATTGACAGCGATTGCATGATAATTATTCATTGCGCAATGACTCCGCTCTAGCTGATTTCATTGTGCAAAATGTACAAACGCAGGGCGTGGGGGTTATTAGTTTTCAGATTTTCACCCCAACTAAGTCGCTCAAATATTCTCAAAAATAAAAAGGCTTATTATATATATTTATATATACATAACCAACCAATAATAATTTATTAAACTATATACAATAACCATTATATTTATTAATATATAGCTTTGATAATAACTCACATAATATAATCAATAAATCTACTGTACAAATCCTATAGATAGGTGTATAATAAACACAGTTAATTTAATTCTAATGATTTTACAAACACACATCAGATACCGATTACTCAATCGGGCTATTTCCAAAAATTTTTAAAATATAAAAAAGGGGTTAGAAATGCAGGGCAATGAATATCAGGCTTTAGCCATGCGCGCTAACGATAAAAAGTCTACAGATAGGCTTGAGAAAAAGATTGATGATTTAAAGATAGGCAATCGTGGTGAAGATACACCAAGAATTGAGCTAGGTGGTGTTATCAATGCTGCATTAGGTTTATCTGGTGAAGTTGGAGAGCTTAACGATATGCTTAAGAAATGGGTTTTTCACGAAAAGCAGTTAGATATTGAACATTTAAAGCGTGAAATCAGCGATGTATGTTGGTATTTGGCTTTAATGTGCGATTCATTTGAGTTTAATCTTGATGAAATTATGCAGATTAATATTGACAAACTGAAAGTCAGATATCCACAAGGCTTTGATACCTACAAAGCTAATCATAGACAGGCAGGTGATGTTTAATGGGAAATGCTGAAAATAATGGATTTTGCGTTAATTGTATAAACAAATCATTACTATTTAGCGTAGAACCGTGTAAAAGCTGCATTAATAACGGCGGTAAGGGATATAACTTTACTCCACTCAAAGATGTTGCACCTAGCGTCAATGAAAAGCCAGTAAATGACAATGTTAATCATCCGAGCCATTACGCAACCGGTAAATATGAGTGCATAGATGTTATGCTTGAGATATTCGGTATCGAAGCTGTAAAAACATTCTGTTTGCTCAATGCTTTTAAGTACAATTACCGAAGTGGTAGAAAGAATGGCTTAGAGGATATTCAAAAAGCCAAGTGGTACATTGACAAATACATAGAATTGTCAGAATAGCCACTTAATGCCCCTTAGCCAAGTGGTAAGGCACCGGATTTAAAAACGGAGAACAATCAAATGTCAAAAGCAAGGATGGATGATTTTACTCTTGAGCAATTAACCCAATTAGTTGCTGAAAGTAATTCATTTAATGATTTAATTTTAAAACTTGGTTATAATACTCGTAGTGGTTCTAATCATAAGACTGTCAAAAGTAGGTTAGACAAATATGGTATTAACTATAGCCATTTCAGTAATCTTGAACACATTAAAAGAAACGAAAAAAATGTTTTTATTGAAAACTCTACTGCAACACAAAGAGTGTTAAGACATTGGTATAAAAAAGGGCAATACACAGAATATAAATGTTCAATATGTGGAATGAAACCTATATGGCAAGAGAAACCACTTGTCTTAATTCTCGACCATATTAACGGACACAATACCGATGATAGGCTCGAAAATCTTCGATGGGTTTGTCCTAACTGCAACATGCAATTACCTACAACTAATGGCAGGAATAAAAAAAGAAGTTCTCAAAAATATTGTATTGACTGTGGCAAAAAAATTAATTTAAAAGCGATTTGCTGTAATAAATGTGAGGGCAAAAGACGAGTTGAGAATAATCAAATATTGATTTCAAGGAGAGATTTAAAAGATAAAATAAGAAAAGAACCTTTTGTTAAAATTGCAAAAGAATTTAATGTCTCTGATAAAGCTATAGTGAAATGGTGCATAAAATACAATCTTCCCTTTAAGAAAAAAGATATAAATTCTTATTCCGATGAAGAATGGGGATTAATATAGAATATTGCACTTTGGTGTAATTGGTTAGCACATCGCATTTTGATTGCGACAGTATCAGTTCGATTCTGATAAGGGCAGTTCAGCTTACTTTTTATTGACAGTCTATCTTTGCAACCAAGATGGACCTCCTTTCAATATTTACCTCTTTGGATTTGTTCAGTTAAGGGTAGTGCAAGACTATCCGAGAGGTTTTGCCTCGCACAGAGGCGTGAAATTCAACTTATCAAGGATTTTTTAATACCCCCGACTATTTATTACAAAATTCTTGATAGCCGTTATAGGCGGTATTTGCCGATATGGGATAAAGGTATTCCAGTAGCTTGCTAAGCTATCCAACAGAAAATGTTGTTCGTGTTCGATTCACGATATCGGCGTTCTCACATACAAGTGAAATGGAAATATAGTTGTTGGTTACCTGTATTATCCTAAAACCAACCCGTATGTGAGTTGATGTGTATGCAAGTGGTAAGCAGTACCCAGAGGGTATATTCTGCTCGAGAAGAATTTGTGTGGTTCAAATCCACACCACATCAAGTGGTCGAGTAGCTCCCGAATAAGCAGGCGTTGCAGTAATCCCTGCTGAAATAATTAAAATATTTGTGTTGGTTGATTTGCGAACAGGATGGCAGATAGTGTAATGAAGTGCCATAAATACTTTCCAACACAAGAAACTGTACAACGGATAGTAGTTCAGTTGGGAGTAACGCTTGATTCATTCAAGTAGTCACAGGTTCAAGTCCTGTCTATCCGATTACAACAAACTAGGTTAGCTACCGAAAAGCACAAGCCTTAGTGCCTGTTTGTTGTTTTGTTAATAAGGCAGTTATCAGAAAGGCAGGTAAACATGGCAAAATTAATTAAACATCGTTCAATCGGAAAAATAAGAATGGAGCTTGTAGATTATGTGCTGAATTGCACAGATGATGAATTGTACGAGCTTTGTGGTGCTGTTTCAGAACTTAAAGGCGTAACATCTTGGTCTTGTGATGAATGCCAAAAACGATTTAAGCCAGATTGCAGCTTTGATAGCGATGATTCAAGATGCAAGAAGCATTTCTTTGAGATGAATAAGCCGGAATAATATTGGTAAAATCAGTTGCCTAGTGATTGCAACACGAAAAGAGTAACCTACGAACTCCTGGTAACTGTTTTTATATAAATCGTAGGGTTATCTATCGTAGGAGGTAAAATATGGCAGACATAAAAATTAAAAAAGCAGTAATTAGAGAAGATTTATTATCAATAACAAACGATTATAGAAAAGCAATCATTCTCAATCAGTTTATCTATTGGTCTGAAAGAGTTTCGGATGCCGATAAGTTTATCAAGAAAGAAAATGAGATTGCGAAGAACAATGGAGAAGAAGAAAGAGAGCTTTTCTATGGTTGGATATATAAAACCGCCGAGGAATTAGCTGATGAGGTTATGTTAGGTTTATCTGCAAGCCAGATAAGAAGATATATCAGCGATTTGGTGAATATGGGTTATATCTCAAAACGAAATAACCCTAAATATAAGTGGGATAGAACATTACAATATAGGGTAAATCTTGTAAATATTGCAAAAGACCTTAAAAAGAATGGCTATCCATTAAGCGATTATAAAATTGAAATTCCAGAAAATGAGAAAACCATTACGCACGAGTGCGTAATCAATAATGAGCCAATGAAAAATCAAACACAAGCTAGTGACGAAGCAATACCAAAGAGTACTAACATAGATTACTTAAACAAAGATTACAAATCAAATAGTACAGAATGTAATTCTCTTAACAGAGAACAATGTAATTCTTTTTTACCCAAAGATAAAAAAGTGAAAGAGTTTAAGCCGATAAGCGAATACTCTCAAAGTGATTGGGAGGTTGCCGAAGAAAGAATGATAAACAGAGCCGGCAAGATAGCTTATGATTGGACTAATGATAAAACACTCAAAGAAAATGTAGAAGCATTCTTTAAATACTTTTTAGATAAACACGGAGAATGTACTGGAGAATATCACTACCCATTAACAGATAAGGTTTTATCAAGAGTAGTAGATAATTTAACAAAAGAAACCGACATAGAGCGTGACGGATATACAGATACCTATTATGCGGCTATAAGTGATATGGACGATAATACAGACTACAAGATGTTAGTTGATGAATATTTCAATACAAAGTTTTCAGCACAATGTGATTACAGCTTAGTTCACTTTTCTTCTGAAAAGGTTTTAATTAACATTATGAACCACGCTTGTAAGAGCAGCTGGTGCGAAAGCAAGGAATGGTAAGGAGTGATTATTATGGCAGCAGGTGTACATCCACTAAACAAAGATAAGTTTTATGAAGCAATTAACTTATACATATCGGGGCAAGCTTCACAGGTAAAGGCAGCAAAAGTAGCAGGTTGTAGCGTACCGACATTTAAGAAATACGCTAATAAGATTTATGGCGGCGAGGAATTACCGGATAATTTATGGGGGAAGAATAATGATTAAGGGAATTGTTAATCGTTGGATAAGACACAAGACAAAGAACTTAACAAGAATACCATTGTTTATAATGACATTTAACTATCGTAAATATAAAGCAGACGGAAAGAAAGACAGTTGCATGTTTTACACGCACCCAGATATTGCCAAAGATGAATTTGTGAAAAGCAAATTACAGGAAGTCGTTGACTATATCAGAGATAACTATGATTTGAATATATTTACGAAGATTTGAGGTGCAATATGTGTAAATTTTGTGAGGAAAATTTTCCTGTCATAACGCGTTATGGTAAATTTAAGCTTGATAAGTTGTCAAATAAACCTGTAATTACATGCGACTTGAATAAATGTCCGTCCTTTGCGGTGTGTAGCAGTAAAGATATGAATGTTGAAATGGTAATGAAAATAGATTATTGTCCTATCTGCGGTAGAAAGTTGGTGTAAGAATGAAACACGAAAAAGAATGGCACACATGCGATAGGTGCGGCGCAGAAATAAACGAAAATGAAAGAAGTATGTTTCTGAAAAAGGTTTATAGAATAAGCGGACTTTTAGTTAGAAAATATGCTTATGAAAAGTTAAATGCCTTTGATTTATGTCCTAAGTGCAGAAAAGATTTTGAGAGGTTTATGAGGAATGAGTGATATATATGCAATACCGGTATATAAATATAAAAACAACAAACTCTCTTCGGCGTTTGAAGAAGCCAAGGAAAATGAAGAGTTTGTAAGCCTTGCGGATTTTAATGCAACGGAGAAGAGATTGAAGAAACGGATAATAGAATTATCGGCAAAGATGGAGGCCTGTGAGGAATGAACAAAATTGACAATCCTTTATCGGAGCATCAATCGCCGCCTAAAGAAGCATTGAGAAATTTTGGAATAGACATTTCAAAAGATGTAGTAGAAAAATATGCTTTGAAAAAGTTTGGCGGACTGCCACAAAGCCATATTGAAATGACTTTCGCTAGGGGCTCTAAAATAATTGAAGAAATAGGGAGGTTTATGAGAAATGAAAATATCAGAAATGAATAACTGCATTGAGAAAATGCGGGAGTGTTACAAGTTTGATGATAATAAAACAAAAATAAGACTTGGAGATATGATAAACGGAAGTAACAGATATGTAACTGTCAGTGTAAGGGATGAAAACGGAACACAGATTGAAATGTCAAGATATGCGGATGAACTGTACAAGGAGTAAGATTATGAAAATAATTAAAAAAGGCGATTTGAACATAGCCAAAAAACCGCGAAGGTTTGAATGCAAGAATTGTGGAACGATTTTTGAAGCGATTGAAGAAGAATATATATACTGTGGCGACCAACGAGAGGGCGATAACTGGAAGTGTGAATGTCCTTTGTGCCACGGAGCGGTATATTACAACTAAAACGATATTACCGGCTACAGATTGATTGTAGTCGCTACCCTAAAACAGTTATAGGCAGAGGTCTATAAGCACCTTTGCTGAAAAGTGGAGGTGCTTTTCTTATGGCTAGTCAGAGCCTTATTTCTACAGTTAATGGATATGAAAATTACATAAAGAAAAATGGAATTGATGAACAAGTAATTAATGCCTATGTAGACGCTTGTAGCGTAGCCATAAATGGCGAGAAAGATATTGAGTATGGACTACAACTTACAGAAAGGGCAAAAGAGCTTATAGAGCGTTTCTGCAAGGACAAGACAGGTGGAACGATATGGGATTTAGAGAAGTATGCGTTTGCAAATAAAACGGAATATGAGCTGATTAATTGGTTTTACGATATTTTGCTAATTGAAGCACAAAACAAGGTTGTTGACAGTTTTTTTAGATACATAGAAAAGAAACGTGAACCTAAAGAAAGATTCTATATGCCAAGAAGAAAACAGTTTATCAAAATAGGCTTAATAGAAGCATTACAAGGCATGATTGATGATAAATATGATATTTTATGTATTTCTCTCCCACCTGGAACAGGAAAAACCACAATCGAAAAGTTTTTCCATTCTGCGGTTATAGGTTGGTACTCAAACGGATATAACCTTTTTTATTCACACAGCGGAGACATTACACGAATGTATTATGATGGAGTATACGATATTGTCACAAACGCTGACGAGTATACATGGGGAGAAGTGTTCCCTGGACTTGAAGTAACAAGTACAAATGCAAAACTTGAACAGTTTAACGTAGGAAAATATAAGCCGTTTCAATCTGTACAATGTACATCCGTCGGCAGTAAAAATGCTGGTAAAGTCAGAGCTAATAAATTTCTGCTAGTTGATGATATGATAGGCGGCATTGAAGAAGCACTAAACCCAACCTATCTTGATAAATTGTGGGATAAATATGCAGTAGATGCACGACAAAGAAAGATACCGGACGAGGATGGAAACCCATGTAAAGAAATACATATTGCTACAAGGTGGAGCGTTAGAGACGTAATAGGACGTATTATACAAGCTTATGAGGGAAACAAACGAGTTAAAGTAATATCCGTGCCTGATGTAGACCCAGTAACAGGAGAAAGTAATTTTGACTTTGAATTTGGTGGCTATACAGTAAAGGATTTTGAAGATATTCAGCTGCTTATGGATGAAATCTCATATCGCTGCCTGTATAAACAAGACCCTATAGAACGTGAGGGCTTATTATTCCCGGACGATAAAATCCGCAGATACCTTAATCTACCACACGGAGAACCGGAAATTATCACAGCGCAATGCGATACTAAGGGCAAAGGAACGGATTACTTTGTACTACCTGTATTGCAGAAACACGGAGAAGATTATTACTGCGTTGATTGCGTATGTGATAACACAGCAGATTATGAAGAACAATACAGAAATGCTGCAGGTGTACTTGTAAATAACAAAGTGCAAGAGTGCGAATTTGAGCGTAACGCCGGTGGAGATAGGGTTGCAATGGAAGTTAATAAGCGCGTTGAGAGTGTAGGCTGGATATGTAATATTACAGATACGCCTACAGAAACAAACAAAGAAGCAAGAATTTTTCAATGTTCTAACTGGATTTTGCAACACATTATTTTTAAAGACTCATCGCTTTACAAACCTAATGAACAATACGGAATAATGATGTCGTTGCTAAAACAGTATTCAGTATCAGGGAAGAAACAGCTTGATGATGTTCCAGATGTATTTTCAAATTTTGCATTGAGAATGACACAGGGTAATAGAGTAGCAAAGGTTGAAGCTGCTATAAATCCATTTAGGAGGTATTAATCTATTATGACAACTAAGGACTATCTGAATCAGATAAGTTATTACAACAAGATAATTGATAATAAATTGATAGAAATAACACAGTATAAAGAATTATCATACAGCATATCAGCGGTTGTTAATGAAGAAAGAGTTATGTCATCATCAGATCCAGACAAAACAGGTTGCGGATATGTCAGACTTGAACAAATGGAAGAAAACCTTGATAAGCTTATAGATAAATACATTGACGTAAAGAACAAAATAATAGAGCAGATAGAGCAGATAAACAACGAAGACTATTACACAGTATTGTTTCTAAGATATGTCAGAAAGTTTACATTTGAAAAAATTGCAAATGAAACAGACTGGTGTTGGCGACAGGTACACAGGATACACGCTAAAGCATTACAAGCCTTTGAAGACAAATATGGAAATGAATATTTATAAAAGATGTCATAGAATGTCACATTGCCGGCGTGGTATAGTATATCTGTAAGAAGTTACAAAGATGTTTCTTCATAAACACATCCTTATCAGAAGCACTGTTGCTTAATTGCGGCGGTGCTTTTGTTATGCAATGAGGTAGAGATATGAATTTTTATATGAATAAAGATAAGTCAATTATGTGCCCAAACTGCCATAAGTTTTTAACTAAGGCAGACAGCAAAGACTTAAGAACGCATAAATTAGCGTGCAAGCATTGTCACAAATGGATATGGTATGTGCCTAACGATGATGATAATTTTCAAATTAAAGAAATACCGGATAGCAGAAGTTCAAGCGGTATGACATTCTATTAGGAGCAAGATATGAACACAATGTATTTTCAAGACCTTGTTAGAGGCTGTTATGGTAGAAAAATTGCATATACGAATGTAGATACAATAACTGCTAACAATGTTGTTAAGGTTATTGGAAGTACTATAGGTGTATTTAATTGGAATAAGCCAGTTATTAAGTATCTGTGGCATTACTACAAGGGCGACCAACCGATATTATATAGACATAAGCTAACTAACGAGGATATTACAAATAAGATCGTAGAAAACCACGCATATGAAATTGTTCAATTCAAAGTAGGACAGACATATGGCGAACCGATTCAGTTTATAAGCCGCAAAGATGATGAAACTATCAATAAAGCTGTCGATACGCTTAATGATTTTATGGCAGATGCCAATAAGCAGGAGAAAGATATTAAAGCTGGGGAGTGGCAATCAGCAACAGGAACATCCTTTAAGGCAGTTCAACCTAAAAATGGAGATGTACCATTTAGAATTGTAGCACCTACACCAATGAACACTTACGTTGTTTACAATGAAAGCACAGAAGAACCTATGCTTGTTGTGCAAGAACTCAAAGACGAGGATGGGAACTGGTATAAAATGGCTTTTTCCGACACTATGTCTTTTAGAATTGTTGACAGCAAAGTAGTTGAAGCAAAACTACATACATATGGCGAAATTCCTATTGTTGAGTTTCCTAATAACCACGAAAGAATATCTGATATTGAGCTTGTTATAGGTATGTTGGATGCTATTAATAATATGCAGTCCAACAGAATGGATAGCATACAGCAGTTTGTTGAATATTGGGTTAAGTTTGTAAATTGTGAAGTTGATGAAGAAACATTTGCAAAAATGAAAATGAACCACGCTCTTACAGTTAAGTCCATCAATAAGGATAATAAGTCGGATGTCGAAATTATGACACAAGAGCTTAATCAGACACAATGTCAAGTTGCTAAGGAAGATTTGTGGGATAACACATTATCTATATTGGCTATACCAAACAAACAGGGCAACACAGGCGGAGATACGCAAGGAGCGGTCGAGTTAAGAAACGGATGGGATTTCTCTAAGACAAGAGCAAAACTGAAAGACCCTATTGTTAAATCGTGTGAAAAGCGATTAGCAGTAGTAATTCTTAATATATTAAGACTTGCAGGAGAAGATTTGAAACTATCAGTTAGAGATTTTGACGTACAGATAAATCACAGCCCACAGGATAATATGTACACTAAAGCACAGACACTTACAGTGTTGCTTCAAAGTGGCATACATCCACTTATAGCAATTAAGACAGTTGGTTTATGGGGAGATGCAGAAAAGACATTCCTTTTATCAAAACCATATCTTGATAATATATACAAGACTATTGATGATGTGGAAGCACAAGAACAAAAAGCACAAGAGATAGTTAATCAACTTAATAATAATCAGCAAAATAAGGCAGTTATCGAATAATCGGTAGCTGCTTTTATTTTATACATTTTGCAGCTATGCGGTAAATAGCAGAAGAACACAGCAGGAGCGACCTGCGGTAACAAAAGCGTGTGTTTAACGGAGGTAATTATGACAAGAGAAGATGTATTAAAACTTTTTCCAGAAGCAACAGATGAACAGATTACAAATCTTCTTAATCAGAACAATTCAGAAGTTGCTACGGAGAAAAACAAGGCAAAGCAGTACAAGGCTAAGGCTGACACAGCAGATGACTTACAGAAGCAGCTTGATGAAATACAGGCTGGCAATCTGACAGAGCTTGAAAAGGCAAATAAAGCCCTAGATACAGCTAATCAGCAGATAGCCGATTTACAGAAATCTAACGCTATCAGAGACCAGAGGGAAGCAGCTATGACTAATTTTAAGATTACTGCTGAACAGGCAAAGACAGTTGTTAAAGATGATGGAAGCCTTGATTACACCGAACTTGGCAAGATTATGTCCGAAAAAGAAATAGCTGCGGCACAGGCTAAGGAACAGGAGATTGCAAAAAATCAGGATATTCCGGGCGGCGGCAGCAATAAAGGCGGTGCAGACAATAAGACAAACGCTGAAAAGATAGCAGAAAGCCTTATATCTAACGCACCTAAGAACAATGACGTTTTATCACATTATATTCAGTAATAACAGGAGGTAAGAAATGGCAAAGGAAATGAATATGCAGTATGAAGAAACTTCATACGCAGGAGACGTTCAGATTTTAAAGAGAGAGCCTAATGAAGCAATCCCATTAACACTTGATTTTGATGGCGTGACAACTAAAAATGCACAGGGTAAGAAGATTGTCAAAGCAGGCACTCCAATCGGAGCAACCGGCAAGGCTGACAATACAGCCACAGTAGTAGGCATTTTAAGGTTCGATGTAACAGAGGACAGACCACAGGGAGTATTGCTTAAAAAAGCATATCTTAATACAAAGGTGGCAGAAACACATTCTGGCATTACATATGAAGAGGCAGTTAAGACAGCTCTTCCAATGATTGTATTTGAATAATAACAGGAGGTAAACAGATGTTAATTAATGAAGTATTAGACAGTAAGTCTATTGCATTATCAGCAACAGAAAACGCTAGTAATCAGATACCTTATCTTGGCTTACAGTGGTTTCCAGAAAGAAAGAAGCAGGGGCTTGATTTAAGCTGGATTAAGACACACAAAGGACTTCCAGTATCACTTGCACCATCTAACTTTGATACAATCCCAACGCTTAGAGCTAGAGAGGGATTAAGCAAGGAAAAAACACAGATGGCATTTTTCCGCGAGGGAATGACAGTTGGCGAAGAGGAAATGCTTGAAATCGAGCGTATTCAGTCTGCGGACGACCCATATCTTGCTAGTGCTTTATCAAGCGTGTATGACGATACAAATAATCTTGTAAGTGGTGCAGAAGTTGTACCAGAGCGAATGAGAATGTCACTTCTTGCGACAAACGCAGGACATCCAGTAATTGCTATCGTGAGTGATGGCGTTCAGTATGCCTATGATTATGACAAAGACGGCTCATACGCAAAAGACCATTACGCAAAGTTAACCGGAACAAGTATGTGGAGTGACACGGCTAATTCAAAGCCACTCACAGACCTTAATAATGCGAGAAAGAAGTTACAGAAGCAGGGCAAGATTGCTAGATATGTGCTGATGAACAGCAATACTTTCCAGTACTTGCTTGATAATGCACAGATAAGGAACTCAATCCTTGCACAGAATCTTACAGCAACTATTGAGGTTGATGATGATACTGTTATTTCAGTAGTACAGAAGAGAACAAAGCTCACTATCGTACTTTACGACAAGATGTACATTGATGATGATGGTAAGGAGCAGTATTTCTATCCAGATAATAAGGTTACACTTCTTCCAGAGGGCAATCTTGGTAATACTTGGTTCGGTACTACACCAGAAGAAAGAACAGCAAGACAAGTGACTGATGTAGATGTTACAACATATGGTATAGGTATTACAGTCGCTACAAAGACAGAGTATGGACCACCTATGAAGATGTCAACATTTGCATCCGAGGTTGTTCTTCCGTCATATGAGAATATGGATAGCACATTCGTATATGAGGTTCATAGCGAAGAGTAGGAGGTGCAACTATGAAATATCCATATATAGTAGTTCACAATGGTAAATGGTATAACGCAGGTGAAGAAGTTCCAGAAAACAATAATTCTGGAGCTTCTTTTGATTATAGCAAGACAGCCATTAATCGTATGTCTACATCTGATTTACAGGCTTTTGCCACAGAACAAGGTATAGACAACGCAGAAGAACTTACAGGAGCAGAATTAAAGAAGCTGTTAATTGAGAAATTAGGATTATAGGAGATAGTTATGGAATACACCACATTAGAACAGGTCAAAATCAGACTTAAACAATTTCATATTGATACAGTCACAAATGATGATGAAACAACATCTGATGTGGTAGTGTTCGATAACAAAGAAGATAATCCGATAATCGAACAGCTCATTAAGCAGGCTACAGAAGATGTAAAGGCAAGAAGAAACTACCCCGACAGCTACACAGATGAAATGATAACCGATGATTTGAAGAAATTTGAGAGTGTTATCGTTAATTTGGCTGTCTACGACCATTCACAGGCAGGCGAAGCATTTATGGCAAGCTACAATGAGAATGGTGTCAACAGAACTTGGAGAGACAAAGATAGCTTATTTGTTGGGATATTTCCATTTGCTAAAGTGTTATAGAAGATTGTGCGTTAGCATTTTGCTGATGTCAGCAATATGTTAGCAGGCGGCACACAGTAAGGGTGGTGGGCGGTGTGCCTATTAATAATTACAGGAGATATAAAATGAAAGAATTTTTATTACAGACATATACAATAATATTACCTATCGTATTAGGTTATATTGTCTGGCTCCTTAAACAGCAAAAAAAGGACAAAGACGCCAATAGCAAAGGTACAATGCTACTTTTGCGTGTACAGCTTATCGAATACCACGATAAGTATATGAAACTCGGCGAAATACCATCCTATGCTTATGATAATTTTGTTGAAATGTATAACGCATATCACGCATTGGGCGGGAATGGTATGGTAACCAAAATGTATAACGAAATACAGGAAATTCACTTAAAGAATGGAGGTAAAGACTAATGGATATAACATCAGTATCAACAGTAGTTGCAATCGTTGTTATCACTTATTTGATTGGTTATGCGGCTAAGCAGATACCACAGGTTAAGGACAATTACATTCCTATAATCGTAGGTGTTGCAGGTGCTATCTTAGGCGTTATAGGTATGTATGTAATCCCAAATTATCCAGCTAATGACATTCTTAATGCAATAGCTGTAGGTATCGTGTCGGGGCTGTCAAGCACAGGTGTAAATCAAATTTACAAGCAGGTAAAGAACAATGCTTGACATTAATAAGCAAGCTATGAAGTATTCACTTCAAGGGCAGACAGTAACTATCTATGAAAGAGACGATGACGGCAATATCCTTTATGAGGGATATACCGACACAGAAGGTAACTTCATTCCTTATCTTGATGATGAGGGAAATAAGATACTCAAAGTCCTTGAAGAGAAAACAGGCTTTTCAGAACCAGTTGATTTCAAAGCTAACATATCATTCAGCGGTGGAGAAGCACAGAGTAAAGAATATGGCTTTGATACCGCTGATTTTGACGCTATTTTACTGACAGATAGGAATATGCTGCCTGTTCAAAAAGGCGACCTTATCTGGCTTGATAGCAAGCCTACATACACATCTGATAGCCTTGTCGATGAAACATCGGCAGACTTTACTGTTGTAGGTGTCAAACCAGCCTTAAAGTCAACAAAATATATGCTTAAAGCAGTTGTAAAGTAGGTGGTTTATGGCTAAACATACAATTAATGTATCTTTATCGGAAAGCTCAATACAAGGGGCAATAAGACAGCTACAACAATATAAGCAAACATTACAGTATAAATGCGAATTGCTTGTTGAACGATTAGCAGAATTAGGCGACAAAGCGGCAATTATGAGCGTTAATGAAAGTCCATTAGGTAGGACAGTAACATTGAGAGTTGACAGAAAGCCTATTCAAGATGGCTACCAAGCTATCTTAATTGCTACTGGCAAAACTATTGAGGTAGAAGATAGAGAGCCATTTTACACACTGTTAGCGATTGAATTTGGTGCTGGTATTTACTACAACAGCGGCAACGAAAACCCTAAGGCTAATGATTTTAACTTGGGTGTAGGAACATACCCAGGGCAAATACACGCATTTGAAGATGGCTGGTACTACTTAGGTAATGATAATCAATGGCACTACACACACGGCGTTAAAGCTACAATGCCTATGTATAATGCCACAATGGAAATTATTAATCAGTATAAGCGTATAGCGAAAGAGGTGTTTAGTTAATGGCAAATGCAAACGATTGGGCGATAGACCTTGAAAGCACAGTCACAACACTTGTCAAGGTTAAAACCCTAACACAATTAAAGAAAGCGTACCCCAAGATAGTTATAACAAATGAGGGAGAAAACAGCGGTCAAGCAGTATTCCCAACGGTATACATACATCTGTTGCCAGCGGTAGAGCAAGGACAGACACTTGACGGACAGACAATCAACGCATTGTTAGCAACATTTCAAGTAGATGTTACAACTAACACAAATAAGTCTGATTGCCGCAAAGTTATGGCAATAATTACAAATGTATTTAAGATAATGAGATTTCAAGGCAACGCAATGCCAGAGTTCTCAATCAGCAATAAAGTACATAAGAGTACCGCTAGATTCAGACGAATGATAGCGGCAAATGACAGATTAATGTAACAAAGAGCAGAAATGCTCTTATTTTTTTGCAAATTTTTAGGAGGTAGACAATGGCAGATGCAGTAGCAGGATTAAGTACATTGGGTGTTACTTTCTCTTATGGAGTTGAAACAACAGCAGGCACAAAGCCAACATCATTCAAGTTACTTACAAGAATTAACTCTATTGACGAGATTACAGTAACACCGGAAGCAATAGATGCTTCGGCACTTGAGGATAAGCAGACAAGAAACATTGCAGGCAGAGATACAGTTACAGATACAGTTGCGGTTACAGTCAACAAGACGGACGCAACAATTAAGGAATGGAAAGATGTTATCACAGCTTACAATGAATTGACTGGTGGCAAGAGAATGTGGTTCCAGGAAATCACACCAGGCATTACAGACGCAGAGTTCTTCGTAGCACAGCCACCATCAAAGTTACCAATTACAAGTAAAGAGCAGAACGGACTCCTTACAATGGCTATCAACCTTATTATTGAGGATATGATAGGAACAGATACAGCAGTTGTCCCAACATCGGGGGAATGATGAGCTATTCGACTAAATCTAAAAAGGCTGTGTCGGATAGCGTAGAAAACGCCAAAACAGCCGACTACACATCATATCTTGATGATGTAACAGAATAATTATTTTAAAAGGTAGGTGCGGTGCAAAATCCGCACCTTTCCCTATATGGTGATAGGGTGGGAAAGGGTAAAAATTATGATGAATATTAATGTAAATGGAAAAGAATACAAAGTTGAGTTCTCTTTTGGTGCGGCAGAGTGCAAAGAGATAGTGCAGAAAATGTTTTCTGTTGTTAATGGTTCTTACTTACTTGCACAGACAGATAAAAGTGTTGCACAGGCTTCCTTTGATGGATTAGCAAATATGACAGCGGATATACCGGAGATTTGCATATTAGCTATCTATGCAGGCTGTACTGATAATAATCCAGTCACAATGGATGAAGCAAAGGAACTTACTAGAGCATATATTACAGAGAAGAGAAAGACAGATAAGAGTTACGGATATAGAACATTGTTTGAAGAAATCAAGAAAGCGATGGAAGATGATGGTTTTTTCGAGTTGAGCGGAATAACAGCGATGTTAGAGGAAATGGCGAACAATGTGGAAGAAGCAGCACAGGAACAGAAGATACCGGCAGTAGTTCCACAGGACCACAAGAAAAAGCAGACTTCCACAAAATAATTTGGGAAGAATACTTTGTCTTAGCCAGTTCACTAGGCATTAGTTATTCGGACTTTCTAAAAATGACACCTAAAAAACTATGGGCTGTTGTAGAGGGTAAAAAACTTGAAAGACAACGAATGGATTCAGATATATGGCTTGCGATAGGTAGTTACATACTCCCAGCAATCAAGATAGGTGTTAGAAGTGGTGCTTGGGGTAAAGGCGAACTTGAATACCCAGACAAGCCTATTTATAGAGATATTAACAAAAAAGAGAACAGCAAAGATGAAATACAAAGAAAGAGAGAAGAGTTTGTTTTGAATATGAAAATACGCAAAGCAAACTGGGATTTAGCACACCCTAAAAATGATAAGCTGGAGGTATAAGCGTGGAATTAGACAGTTTAGAAGTTAAAATTACCGGTACTGCCACCAAAGCTATTAATTCTGTTGATAAACTGATAAATCAGCTTACAAGGCTATCTACATCACTTGCGACTGTGAATGGCTCATCGTTAAGTGGTCTTGCAAATGGCGTTAGTCAGTTAGGTTCTGCTATGCAGAATATGAATGCAGGAACAGCAGATTTTACCCGACTTGCTAAGAACATCACAAAAATAAGTTCTGTTGATTCAGCCGCACTTGCTAATACAGCTACATCACTTCAAGCTGTCACAAAAGCAGTTGCAAGCATATCAGCCATACCACAGAACGCAACACAGGTTACAGAATTTGCAAAGTCACTTGGCAAACTAGGCAGTAAGAGTATTGAAAATGCCACAGTGAATATCCCTAAACTGGGTAATGCACTGAATGGCTTAATGACCACATTATCAAGAGCACCTAATGTAAGTAGTAATGTTATTGCCATGACTAACGCATTGGCTAATTTGGCAAGCCAAGGTTCAAAGGTGGGTACTTCTTCTGCTTCACTACAAAAAACGCTGTATAGCGTTTCTACAAGTGCTAGAACAGCAACTAAAAGCAGTTGGAACTTAGCAAGTGCAATAGGTAAGTTTTATGCCACTTATTTTATGGTAATTCGTGGCAGTAAGAAACTTATAGAAGCTATAAAATCAACAACAGATTACATTGAAGCGTTTAACTATCAAGCGGTTGCGTTTGGTAAGATTGGTTCAGAATGGGATAAGGATTACGAAAAGTACGGATATGATAACGCTACGGCATACGCTGAAAGCTTTCAGAACAGAGTAAATGATACTCTTGGAAAGCTGTCCGGACTTAAAGTTAATGTTCAAGGTGGTTTGCTTGAAGAAAGCGGAACAAAAAACTTAGGACTTAACATACAAGAGATAACACAGTACGCTTCACAGTTAGCTTCTGTTACTAACTCATTAGGACAGACAGGCGAAGCGACAACGGCAATAACAAAGTCAATGACAATGCTTGCAGGCGATATAAGCTCACTTTTTAATGTGGACTATTCAACAGTTGCACAGAACTTACAGAGCGGCTTAATCGGTCAATCAAGGGCATTATACAAGTATGGTATTGATATTACTAATGCTACATTAGCGACATATGCTTACAACTTAGGAATATCAAAGTCTGTATCAGAAATGACACAGATGGAAAAACAGCAATTAAGAGTATTGGCTATACTAGACCAATCAAAAGTATCGTGGGGGGATTTAGCAAACACGATTAACAGCCCCTCAAATATGTTACGCCAGTTCAGCAACAATATGAAAGAAGTCGGAATGGTAGCAGGACAGTTATTTATCCCAATTCTTTCAAAGGTTATGCCAGTTGTAAACGGCGTTACTATTGCAATCAAGCAACTTCTAGTAAACCTTGCAAGCCTTATGGGTGTTAAGATTGACTTTGAGAGCTTCGGGCAAAGCGGTTACAAAGATACTTCTGACGGATTGGAAGATATTTCAGACGGATACCAAGATGTGGCTGATTCAGCAAAGAAAGCTACGCTATCCCTTATGGGATTTGATGAAATCAATAAATTACAGGACGATACAAGCTCAAGCAAAGGCTCAAGCGGTGGCGGTGGTAGCACTATTGATTTGACAGATGATATTACTAAGGCGGCGGCTGACTATGAAGCGGCTTGGAATAAAGCATTTGCCAATATGGAAAATTCGGCTATTGCGTGGGCTGATAAGATTGATAAGGCACTTGAACCTGTTAAACAGATTTTTAAAGATTTTGCGGTTGGTGATTTCTTTAAGGCAGGGCAAGATACATCTAACCTTGTGGCAGGAATTTTTAATTGGTTTGCAAAGGCTATAGATGATGTTCCTTGGTATACAATCGGACATAATGTAGGAGAGTATTTAGCTGGACTTAATTGGGTTGAAATATTTTCAAGCCTTGGTAATGTGTTATGGCAAGCCATTAAAGCAGCTATCGAATTATGGAGTGGTTCATTTACGGCAGCACCAATTGAAACGACCTTAATAACGGCTATAGCGGCATTGAAATTTACAGGCTTAGGAAGTGTTTTAAAAAAGAAACTTGTTACAGTAATAGGAACAAGTATTAAAGGTGCTTTAAAATCATTCGGAACAGGCAGCATAATATCAGGAATAGGTGGATTACTTACAACAGATATAGGCACTATTATAGGAGCAGGAACAGCAACAGAAATAGGCTTAACTATAGGTGCTGGAATAGTAGGTGGAATAGTAGCCGCTATTGCTGGATTTAATTTAGGCAATTGGCTCAATGAAAAATTAACAGGCGAGAAAATAGATATGTCAATGTTTGACCAAATAGCGTATCTTATAAAAGCACCATTTGAAGATTTACCTAGCTTTATTGACGGAGTGATAGAAACAATCACATTCGGGCATAAAGATGATATAGCAAATTGGTGGACTACAAGTGTTGCGCCGTGGTTTACTAAGGAAAAATGGGGAGAATTGGGAGACAACATAAAAACATCTTTAAGCGAAAAATGGAACAGTTTTTCAGATTGGTGGAGCAATACAGCTATTGCTAACTGGTGGAATAATAATGTTGCACCGTGGTTTGAAAAAGAAACATGGATTGACGCTGTCGATGGAATGAAATTAGGAATACAAGAAAAATGGGATTCAATCGTTGATTGGTGGAACAGTCTTGCAATTGTTTCTTGGTGGAGCAATGATGTGAAACCGTGGTTTACTAAGGAAAAATGGGAAAATTTGGCTGACGGAATTAAAAAAGGCATTCAAGGGAAGTGGGATGATGTTGTGAATTGGTGGGATAGCAAACCAGCACTTCAACGCATTTCTGTGGCTATCGAAGATTTTAAAACTAAGATACAGAACGCTTGGAACAGCTTTAAGCAGTGGTGGAATGATTTAGGACTTGAATTTCCACACATTGATACACCACACTTTAAAATTGACGGAGAATTTAGTCTTGCACCGCCTAAAGTGCCAAAAGTCAGCATTGATTGGTATGCAAACGGCGGATTCCCAGGCAAAGGACAATTATTTGTCGCAAACGAAGTAGGTCCTGAAATGGTTGGTACTATGGATGGAAGAACGGCGGTAGCTAACCAACAGGAAATTACACAAGGTATTGCTAATGCAGTTTATCCAGCGGTTTACAATGCAGTTGTAGCAGCTATGTCAGAAGCTAACAACAATGTAAATATAACATTACAAGGTGACGCGGATAAGCTATTTACAATGGTACAAGATAAAGCTAACAGCTATACAAATATGACAGGTCAAGCAGCCTTTCCGTATTGATAAGATAAAAGTATTGTGCTATTCTTTTGCTATATATAAAAAGCAAAGGGGTAACACAATATGACAGAAAAGAAAGCAAAGAAAAAAGACAGTAAACTAAGCATAGCGGCGGCAATCACAGCACTATTTATATTCACAATCCCAATAGGTTTTATATTGGCTATTGTGGATTTAATTAAAAGTAAAGGCGACAAGTCACAAAGGCACTTAGGCTCTTACTTTGCAATAGTATCGTTTGTACTATTTCTGATAGTCGCTTTTAGTAACGGAAGTGGTAACAGCAGTAACAATGCCAATGCTACGAAACAAACCATTGCAACACAGCAAGATACAGATATAGCAAGATATGGCGATACAACACTTAAGTACCTTAAACACGAAGTAATTACAGATAGCAATGACAGAGAAGTTCTTGTTGTTTATTTTGACTTTGCAAACAATTCAGAAGATAACACGGCTTTTGCATATAATTATGATGTTACATGCTTTCAAAACGGCAAAGAACTTGACTATCCGTTAGTTAGTTTTGACATTGACGAATACAATAATATTGCAAGAGAATTACAGACAGGTACAAATATTACAGTTGCAAGGATATATATACTAGAAGATAAAAGCAATGTTGATTTAGAAGTAACGCCATTGGGAGATGATAAAAAACTTATAAAATTAACATTAGAATTACAGTAGAGGGAATATGTATGTCAGTGAAAAAAGAACTAAACGAAATGCTAGAAGCAATAGGAGTGAAGAAGAAACAGCAACCACAAATTCAACGCCCACTAAATCCTAACTTTAAAGGAGTGTACAGAGCGACAGAAAACGGATTGATTGAAGTATATTGTCCAAGATGTAGCAGTTGGGACTGTTCTCACACGCAGATTACAACAACTGTACCGCAGAAATCCAAAACAAGATATTCTGTTAATCTAAATCCTTTAAGACCGTTTACATTGGTTAATAAGAAAGAGAAGATTAAGCAACAAGGCGGAACTTATTCACAGCATAGATTTGTATGTAACAGATGTGGGTTGATTTTTTGGTAATATATGGTTTAAATGGAGCGTACCCACTTGTGGGGATGATTTGAGACAGATGTTTCGTGCCAAGCGGTTGACGCGATTGATTTGCAGAAAATGTCATACACACAAGTGTGCATGAATGTTTCGTAAGATTTTCCCAAGAAGTTGGGAAGCTGTTGCAGGAAGTTGCAACACTTTTCTCCACAAGTGGGGAAGACATTAAATCAGCAGAGCCGAAATCTTGGCTATATTAAATACTTAAAGCAATTAAAAAGGCTGTCAGCCCGACAACTGACAGCCAAAAGTAACAATACCGCTTAAACAAGCAACACAGATATTATATAACACTAATTGAATTAATGCAATAGAAATATTAAGGAATGTATCAGAAATGGTGCATTCCTTTTTTGATGCCTTGAAAGGGGTGGTTTGATTGATTGACGCAGTTGTGATTGAGGGGGTTAGATTCCCAGTAGCATATAACGGCTACACATACAGCAGAAATAAGATATGGTCTAAGAACACAGGAAGAAACGATTATGGGGAAATGGTTGGCACAATCGTGGATATCAAAGACAAAGTAGAGCTTCAATTACCGCCATTAACAGGTGAACAGGCACTATTGCTTGATAATGTAGTAAGCGACATAGATAACCCATTCCCAACAGCACAAGTCTTATTCTTAGGTGGTACACAAAAGGAAATGACAATATACACAGGAGATGTGACATATCCGTATCTCACAAGAGCAAAAAATGAGGACGGATTAATAGTCGGGGCAAAGATAAGTCTGATTCAGAAATAAAGGAGAGTTACACATGAAACTTAAAACAAGTGAGTTAATAGACAGATTTCAGAGTTTGAGCAACATATCACATGACAAGACTACAGGCAGAATTGCTATGGCTATTATGTGCAATATTAAGGCATTAGAAGAACTGTATAAGACAACGCTACAGACCATAGAAAATACTAAGATTAAGTATGCAGATAAAGATGATAGCGGCAATCCGATTATCAATGATAATCAGTATCAGATTGAATCGGATAACTTAAAGAAACTACAGGAAGAATTGCAGGAAATCAATGAGCAAGAGATTGAAGTACCTGACATGACAATGCTTCCTATGGACGCATTCGATAAATGTGAAGAAATTACACCAGCTAAATTATACTCAATCGAGTTTATGATATCACATTAATTAATCAATAAAGGCGGTGTAGAATGAAGATATTAGACACAGCTATGACGGAAACTGTTAGGGGAAATAGTACAAGATACTATTCTAAGTATGTCGTTGATGGAAAAGAACATACTGATACACTTAACAATTTCAAGTTTCAAAACATGATAAATCCCAATAATGAAATTACGATAGGTAACACTTGTGCAAGCAGTGTTACCTTTTCTATTTATATGCCACAAGTAAGTCTCGAAAATAAAGAGATTACTATATATGAGGGCGTAAAAGTTAGTAACGAGATTAAGTATATTAAATTAGGAACATTTACAGTCAGTAAGCAGACAAGCAATGGAGAATACACGAGTTACGAAGCCTACGACAAAATGTATAAGGCTGACATGCCGTATTCGTCTGATTTAGTATTTCCTAGCACAGATAAAGCTATCCTCACTGAAATATGCGGTAAGCTAGGCATATCATTAGCAACAAATATAGTTACAGCACACACTGTTAGCGACAAGCCACAAGGTTATACAATGCGTGAAATTATCGGTTATATGGCTATGCTACAAGGCTGCAATGCGGTAATTAATACTGATGGAAACCTTGAATTAAGGTGGTATAAAGATAGCGGATATGTACTTGACGGACATAAGTATTATCAGCAAGGCGTTACCTTTACGACATCTAAGGATTTCATAATACAAAAACTGACTTGTAATAACACAAAATCCGGCGATAAGGAAACTAGCACGATTACCAGTGGTAGCGGTGCAACAGGACTTAGCTTTGTTAACCCATTTATGACGCAGGCAATTCTTGATGAAGTCTATAAAAAGATAGGCGGTTTTACATTTAGACCGCTTACAGTTAAGTTTGTCGGTGACTACCGACTAGAAGTTGGTGACATTATAACTGTCAACAAGGGTGGCGTTGATTACAAAGTGCCTATAATGCAGATTACGCACGAATGTGACGGCGGCTTAATGGATACCGTTACATCTATAGGTCAATCTGACACGGAGAATACAAGCGTTGCTTCTGGACCTATTACTAAGCAGATGGAGCGGTATTATGCCGACTTGATAACCGTTAATAAGGCACTAATTAATAAGTTAGATGTAGATACAGCCAAGATTACCTATGCAACAATAACCAATCTTAATGCAACTAACGCAAGCATTGATAATCTTAAAACAAATAAACTAGATGCAACATATGCAGATATCATCAATGCTAATGTGGAAAGCCTTAAGGCTGTTAATGCGGATATTGCAAATCTTAAAGTAGATTATGAGAAAGTTGGCATACTTGACGCAAGTGTAGCTGACATCAAGACATTAATATTTGGTTCAGCAACAGGAACAACAATAACAACGGATTTCTCTAATTCTGTTATTGCTGTTTTGGGAGAAGCACAGATTAAGTCAGCAATGATTGATAGTCTTGACGCAAGCAAAATTACAGCACTTGACATTAATACTACTAATGTACTTGTTCACAGCGAAGATGGCAAGTCACAGTGGAAAGACAATACAATTCAAATATCTGACAGCAATAGGGTTAGGGTTCAGATAGGTAAAGACGCTAATTTAGATTACAACATGTATATCTGGGATAAATCAGGCAATTTGATGTTTGACGCTATTGGATTAACAGACAAAGGTATTCAACGACAGGTTATCCGTGATGATATGGTTAAGGATAATGCTGATATTGCCGCAAGCAAGTTGAATATAGAATCGCTGTTTAATGTTATCAACAATGATGGTTCACACACGCTTAATTCAACGAAGATATATGTTGATAGTGAACAGCAAACCCTTGATAGCGTATTCAAGAGTATTCAAACAACCGTTGGCGGCAATTCTACATTATGGGGTTCAGCCATTAAGCAATCCAAAGATTTCATTGACCAAAAGCTATGGTGGACTGATATTCGTAATGGAGAATCCATCGAAAGCAAATTTAATACAGTTACAAGTACGCTTGACAGCTTCGGCGTGCAAATAGGAGATGTTTACAAGCAACTCAACGATGATTTCAAGGTATATCAGGTGACATACGAGCCGACTAAGGATAATTATCCAGCTAATGAGTGGAGTGTACCTATATATCCAAGCGATGATAGATACCCTAGTGATAGCACATGGCAATACACCGAAGCAGAATATGATAATTATGTAGGCATTATAGCGTATTGGGAAGCGCAGAACAGAGCGTGGCGTTGGATTAAAAAAATAGACGGAACGCACGGTTGGAAAGAAATATCTTCAACCGAAATCGCTTATCTTCTTAATCAAAATGCCGCGTTAAAGGTGAACCTTAATATAATCAGCTCTGAATTAAGTAAGACACAGATTGATATAAGAGATAATTATAGCACTACTGTACAAGTTAATAATGCTATTACACAGGCAGTTAGTGCAGAGAGCAATAGTATCAAGAGTGAAATTTCCACAACTTATGTAACAAAGAATACTCTTACAGACTATAGCACTACAGAAGCTATGAACAATGCTATTACACAAGCAATAACCAAGGAAAGCAATAGTATTAAGTTGGAAGTCTCTAATAATTACGCTACAAAGAAGAGCCTTGAAAGCTATGCTACATCAGCAAGCCTTGAAGCATACATTAAGAAAGACCCAGTGAGCGGCGAGCTTAAATCTGCAATTGAAGCTATAGCAGATGACATTACACTTAAAGCTAAAGGCACAATTAATATTAGTGGTAATAAGTCTGTTAATATCAATGGTAATCTGTTCACATTAACGACAACTAATACCATTATTTCAGCAGATGGAACTATAAGATGTGATAACCTGATATCGAGCAATGCGAAAATAACAGGAGGTTCTATTAATATAGAGACTGATACATCAACATATAGTGCGATTAAATTATCTTATGGAGATGCTTATTTGAAGGAATCACCATATCGTATAGAAATGTACAATCCAAATGTTAAAACACATAACAACATTGATGCACACGGTGTTAGCATTATTGGAAATGATAATGTGGTAATAAATGCTATTACAGATTTTGGCGTAGATATCAGAAAGGGGGTTCTATATGTAGATTCAGAAGCTACGGTAAGATTTGACACAGATTGTAACAATATATCTATATATCATTCATCATTGGGAAGACGATGCTATCCAGCAATGTATACACACAACCCTGTTGCATTTGATTGGGATGGAAGTGTATTAAGAATATATGTAGATGACACAGTAGTAGCTTCATGGGACTGGAGTTCAGGTACATGGAGTAGTTAGAAAGAAAGGAAAACAATATGTTAAGTATAACAAAGACAACAAACTTAAGCGGAACATCTGTGATTAACGGTCAATCAGCCATGACAATGTATGCGGCTGTACCAGAAACTGGTTCATTGACAATTAGTCAGACAATTACTAACAAGGAATTATACCTTGCAAATCAGACACAATGTGATACTGATTATGAGAATTTCAAGGCGGAAGTTAATAAGTTGCTAAAGAATGAACAACAGACAATCGGTTCAGATACGACAGATATAACAGGAACAATAACAGAGTAAATCATCAGAGAGCGTGGGTTTAAGCCTACGCTCTTATTTTTAAGGAGGTAAATATGAGCCTAACCGGTTTTTTTTCGTACAGCCGTGTAAACTGGCAACAATCGCCAAGTAAAAGTACTCCGCTTAGTGCGGCAAACCTAAATGTAATGGACGCAGGCATTAAGAATAACAATGACATGATTAGCAATATTCGTGACGAGATTACACAATTAAACAGCAATATTGACGTTAAAAACTTTTTTTGCAAAAATATTGCAAGTATAAATGGTACTCTTGAAGGTTATGGCTATAATTATTGCTATTATAATAAATCTACCAAAACAGGGATTTTATACTTTGCTTCAAAAATTGAAACACCAGATTCTACATTAAATAATTTTTCTGGTTATTATGATGTGACAACAGTTCTTGAAAACATGGGTATTACTAGCTTTAATAAAATATTGGAAAGCAATTATACTCCTTATGATGCCACAGGCGTAGTTCGAGCAAAGTTGATAGGCTATGGAACAACATTATTATATAGCTCTGCAAGTCAACATTATGCTTTTGCTCGATATTATACAAAAGATGGAGAGAAAGGCGCATGGGCAACAAGCGAATTCCAAAAGGGCGATTATATTACAGGTTCGCTTATATTTAGTTAAGTTTCAGAGGCTGCTTTAGTAATTGCACCGTCGTATTTAATATTATTGCTGTTTAGCCGCGGAATGAGAATAAGACGCAAGGTATTGACAAAAATTACAGAAGAAGATGTAAGGCATTTTTATTGAACATGACAAACTGCAAGAAGCAATTTGCAAGGTTGGCAGTGCCGCATAACATTAACAATATAATATTCGCAATCAAGCACCTTAGTGGAAACACTGGGGTGCTTTTTTGATACACATTTTTCTAAATTTAGGAGGTAAATTTATGCGTAAATTATTCGGAATTGACACATCAAGATGGCAGGGAGACTTTGATTTCAAAAGTGCAAAGGAAAATGAGGGTGTAGACTTTGCCATTATCAAGGCAGGTGGTGCTGATGATGGCTTATACGAAGATAGAGAGTTTGAGAACAGTTATAACAAGTTGGAAAGTGCAGGAATCCACAAGGGAGCCTATTTCTTCGGTAACGCATTAAGCAATGACGAAGCTGTAAATGAAGCCAGATACTTTGCACAGCTCTTAGCAGGCAAATCATTCTGCTATCCAGTATTCTATGATGTTGAAGCAGGCATGGTTACTGGCAATGACCTTACGGACATTATTATGGCATTCCTTGATGAAATGAGAAACGCAGGATATAAGAATGTGGGCTTATACTCATATGAGAACTGCATTAACAATTATGTAGACATTTCAAGAGTAAAAGAAGCTGGTTATGCCGTTTGGGTAGCAAAGTATTCAGATACAGAACCTAGAATTGCTGTTGATTATGACATATGGCAGTTTGGCGGCGGCGTTAATTATCTTAGAGACACACAGATTAACGGACAGACAGTAGACCAGAACTATTGTTACACTGATTATTGCACAGACCATGTAGTTGAAGACATCACAGTGCCAGACTATGAGCCAGTGCCAGATACTAAGTATCATAAAGGCGATACAGTTAAGGTTATTAACGCTATCCAGTACGATAATGGCGAGCCATTCAACACTTACTATGATGAGTACAGCGTTTTATCAGCCAGTGGCAGAAGAGTTGTTATTGGTGTTGGTGGCGTAACTACTGCTGCTATTGACGAGGATAACATCAACCTTGTTAAGTGTATTTATGACAATGACAATGATATCAACACAGATACAGTAAGTCGTGGTGACGGCAAGAAAGTCAGAGTACTTGATAACATTGATTATGACGGCGTGAGATTTGCGACATATTATGATGAATATGATGTAATTGAAGAAAATGGAGACAGAGTTGTTATAGGTATTGGTACAACAATCACAGCTGCTGTCAATATTGCTAATCTTGAGTTTATTGGCGGCTCAAGTTCTGATGATACACCTACAGATATCCCATTCAGTAAAGATATTGAAGAGGGTAGCACAGTAAGATTTGTCGGAAACACAGATTATGACGGCACAGCTATTAAGGCTTGGTTTGATGAATATACAGTATCAGAAAAAAGCGGAGACAGAGTTGTCCTTGTGCATGACGGAGAATTATTCGCGGCGGTCAATGTAGCCGATTGTGAATTAGTCTAACCTTAACAAAAATACCGGGAGTGCAATGCTCCCGGTAATATCTTAATGAATAAGCACATAGCAAGCATAATACTTACAATTCTCTTTTTCATAGGCAAATCCCCTTTAAATTTAATTTTACTAATCATATCACAATATGCATAATTTGTCGAATATTGTCGAAACTTGCGATATTTTTAAGTTGATTTTTATATTATCAGTATTTATAATAATAATTGTCCGAGAGATTCGGACGAAATCTTCAAGTTTTGGCTAGGTGGCACTGTTTGATTGGCGTTGGCAGTGTCACCGCTGAAAACTGTTAATCTACTGGGGGTAGGTTGACATGCAAGAACAGATGTTCTATAATAACACCATCGCTACCAGTGTTATATCGTGCAATAAGGGGGATATATGGAGAATGAGGAATATAAACAGAAGATAATTGAACTAATCAATAAAACGGATGATTTATGGATACTAAATCAAATATATAGATTTATCTGTAACATGATAAAAGAGAGGGGGTAACCCTCTCTTTTTTACTTCTCGTCTAGTAATTTCTTTGCGATAGCTTCCAGACATTCCCAATCTTTAGGTTCAAGCCTTGCCAATGCACCAACAAGCTTCTTTTCAAAGCTGTCATCGTTTAATTCCATAACTTCATTAACAAAAGCACCAATTTCTTGTTCTCTTGTACGGGATTTAAACATTTTTCCGTTTCCGGTTCGCAGCCATTCTTCATTGACATTAAATTCTCTGCAAATAGAAAGAATTACAGCGTCTGTTGGATTTCTTAAACCAGTTTCGTAATTCGTAACAGTATTTCCTTTAACACCGATTCTTTCTCCAAATTCAACTTGAGTTAAACCATATTCTTTTCTTATCTGTTTTATTCGATTTTTCATTTCAAGCCTCCTTTCAAGATAATTATAACAAAAAAACTCACAAAGTCAATATTAACTATTGCATTATAGCTCTCGTTGTGATATATTAAACTCACAAAGTCAAATAGAAAGGAGATGAGAACAATGAGACAGGTATATGTACTTGATGAACTCGAAAGCACATATGCAGGCAAGGCTTATGCGGAATATCAGCGTTGCAACAGTCAGAAAGCTTCAGATTTAGAAAAAGAAGTTAAAAACTTAGTGGCTGAATATAATCTGACTGCTACAGTCGCTAAAGGTTTTTTGGAATACATGAAATTGGTTATTGACGGCTGTTCATATATTCCGAAAGAGAAATAACCTCAACAGAGTGTTCGTTTAAAAGGAAATCTCCGTCTGGGATTTCTTTTGAAAGTTTAAGCATTGCAATCATTTTATCTGAATATGGATATTCTTTTCCGCAGTTAGGGCAAATAATTTTATCGGAATTAATGTCTTCGTTTACAGTGTATGTGCAATGACAAGGACAAGAAACCTTGATTTTAACGAACATTTGAATCACCTCCTTATTATTCAATAAGGAAATTATATCACAGAAAGGAAGTGAATTGAATGAGTGAAAAGGAAAAGGAAATCATCAAGAAGTTATCCGATACAATACCAAAACTTGATGATAGCAAGAAAAATTACATTCTTGGTGTTGCCGAGGGAATGGCAATGGTAAGAGAGAGTGAAAAGACAGAAGGAAAGGAGTAAGAATGAGGAAACCATATGTAATCAACAGTGATGGCGAGTTCAAAACATTACAGGATTGCGTAGAGCAGATAGCATTGGGTATCGCTGATGATGTGGAAAATGGTGAAAAAACCGAGAAAATACAGGGCGAATGTAAAATCCTCGATTCTCTCACCAATGCTTTGATGGCAATTAAATCTTAATAGCCATTACGAAAAGGATTACTGATTGCTGTAACTTTAGCAGGCTGTGATTTGATAGTGCTTATAAATTCATCATAGTATTTGCGGTACTCTTCTTTGAATTTAGGTGCATCACCTTGATAACCACATATTTTAGCCAGAGCATAAAGTTCAGCGAGTTTTGAGTTATCCATTAAATTTATCACCTCTTTTCTATTAGGATAAGAGGATTATAGCACAAACGGATTAGAATTTTTGATATTGATGCAATAGAAAAGTGATGGTAGCGGTAAATAGTTACAAACTTTTATTCAAACATCATTAGTTCTTTTTGACAGGGATAGCGCCCTGTTCGTATCAAGTGTGAATTACCTACCGATTGGCAGTTTTGTCTTTAGCATATTTATTTAATTCTATTGATATAGAAATAAGAGTATACAGGGTGCAGAAGTCTAAACCACAGAAGTATGAGCCGACCACTGATATACACAATGCTATGACAGTATCCATACAATCTCCTTTCGGAAAGTGTCTACCATCACTTCTCTATTGTATCAATAAATATAAAGTTCTACAAGTTACAGCAGATAGGAATGAGCAGAATTGCTCAAATGCGCCTTAAAAGGAATATATCACACATTATTTAGAAAGGAATGTTTATGGAGTTACAGATTTTTAGCAATTCAGAGTTTGGAGAAATCCGAACTATTACTAAAGATAATGAACCTATGTTTTGCTTGGCTGATGTATGCAAGGCATTGGAAATATCAAATGTAGGAAATGTTAAGCAGAGGTTATCTGAAAAGGGTATCCATACTGCGGACACCCTTACAAAGGGTGGAATGCAGAAAATGACATTTATTAGTGAAGCTAATCTTTACAAGACAATCTTTCAGAGCCGTAAAGAAAGTGCGGAAAGATTTACAGATTGGGTTACATCAGAAGTTCTTCCGTCAATCAGAAAAACAGGAAGTTACAGTAAGCCTTTGACAACATCTGAACAGATTAGATTATTAGCACAGGGCAACACAGAACTCACAGAGAGAGTTGATAAGGTTGAAGATAAGATAATCAGTATCGAAGAAGAGACTCCGCTTTACGGCTGTGAGATTGAAGAAGTGCAGAAACATGTTAGAAAGAAAGGAATTGAAGTACTTGGCGGAAAGGACAGCAATGCGTACAAAGACGGTGGTATTCGCGGTTCAGTATATTCTGATATATACAAGCAGTTAAAACGCGAATTCGGGTGCGTGGCGACATACAAGAGTATCAAAAGAAAATACTTGGCTGATGTACATGAATTCATTGACACCTATTTGTTGCCAATAGCACTTGCTGAAGTGGTACATGATACAAACATGTAGGAGAAGATATGAAAGAAAAGATAATTAACATATTCGCAACACTGGCAGGAATCTAAGAAAGTGCAGAACATGTACTTTTACTACAAGTAAGGAGTGTTTATGGAAGAAAGGATAAGAGAAGAGATGCTCAACTTGGGTATTCTATCCAATAAAAGAGGTTACATCTACATAATCGAAGCTGTTAAACGCTTTGGAAATTTCACATCAATGGAAAATATTTACAACAGTATTGCTAAGGCAATGAATAGATCGCCAGCATCTATTGAAACGTCAATTAGAACAGCAATTAAATCAGCTAACCATGATTTATCAGCATGGAAGAATTATGACTGCCTCACAACAAGAGGGGTTATAACAACGATGTATTACAGATGTAAGGAGAATGCCAATGAGTAACATAAAAAGAATTATTAAGCTGAACAGAAACAGACAGAGAGCGTTAAAAGAAAGAAACTTTGGAAAGTTCGCAAGATTCAGTTGCAAGCTACACGCAATTGAAGCCTATGACAAAGTACCAGTTGGAAGTTATGTATTTAAGTAAGGAGAAAAAAGATGGAAAATGCAGTTAATAACAATAATATCACATTAATAGGAGTAGTCGAGAAAGAAGCAGAATACTCACATGAAGTATTTGGTGAGGGATACTACATATTTATGCTCAAGTGTTTAAGAACAAGTGGCAACGAAGATGTGTTACCAGTGATAATATCAGATAGACTTACTGATATTAGAGAAATCAAAGTAGGACAGGCTGTCGCGGTTTTAGGACAGATAAGAAGCTTCAATAAGCATACTGACAATATGAAGAGCAAGCTGATTCTAACAGTTTTCGCAAGAGAATTTGAAGCGCTGACACAGGATTCAGAAGAATTACCATTTGAAGATAATACCAATATGGTTACACTTGACGCTTATATCTGTAAGCCGCCTATATACAGATGTACTCCAAAGGGCAGAGAGATTGCAGATATTTTAGTAGCAGTAAACAGACCATATGGCAAGTCAGATTACATACCATGTATAGCATGGGGAAGGAATGCAAGATTTGTAGGTGGACTTGAAACAGGGGAACATATCCAGATTCAGGGTAGATTCCAGAGCAGGGAATACGCTAAGAAGATAAGCGACAATGAAGTTGAAACAAGAACTGCTTATGAAGTATCGGTAAGCAAGATTGATTATGCAGAGGAGGGCGAAGCTGATGTGTAGTGATATTACAGTTAGAGAGTTAGCAGGTATGACTCTTGATGAAGATGTGGTATGCCAGATATGGACGCCGCAACACGGAACAGTATTTAGCGGTTCGTTTGAAGAAGCTAAGTATTCAGCCTATGCGGATAGGGAAATTGATAATTTCCAAGTTGAAGATGGTGTATTTGTTATGAATATTTAATAAGGAAAGGGTATTGTTTATGAAAACATTTTTAAAAAAAGCGGTTTTAGAAAACTTTATGTGTTACGCACACGCAGAATTTGATTTTTACAGCATAACCAAGATTATAGCCGAGAATGGTGTAGGCAAATCAACAATAGCCACAGCGTATTTGTGGTGCTTGTTTAACTGTGATTATGAGTTAAAGGATAACCCGGTTGTCAGAAGAGAAGTTGACGGAGTATCAGTTGATGATATGGACGTATCAGTTGAACTTACACTTGATGTTGACGGAAAAGAAGTCACTATGAAGAAAGTGCAGAAGAGAACTTATAGCAAGGATGGCAGCAGTTACAAGGATGATAACAAGTATTTCATTAATGATGTTCCTAAGACATTAAAGGACTTCAACGCATATCTTGATGTAGATATGAATGTATTTAAGATGTGCAGTAACATTAACGCATTTCTTAATCAGAAGCCTGCTGAAATGAGAGAATACTTATTTAGTCTTGTTGAGAATGTGACAGACCTTGATATAGCACGTTCTAAGGCTGAATTAGCAGAGTTAGCACCACTGTTAGAGAAATACACAACGGAAGAACTAACTGCTATGAACAAGGCTACAAAGACTAAAATTACTAAAGATTTACCTATTCTTGATGGACAGATTAAGGAAAAAGAAAGAGATATTCAGATTAAGCAGGGCATTAATACATCTGACCTTGAATTGCAGAAGAACAGCCTTAAAGAGCAGATTGCTGATTGCGTGGCAAAACAGACTGATAACGACAAGCTGTTAGCTGAATACGATAAGGCTAGTGCTGATATTCTTGATTTGAAGTTTAAGCAGAGTGATATGGTCCGTAAAGCTAACGAGGACAATATCAAGGTCAGGCGAGAAGCAGAAATAAGAATAGAAAATCTCAATGATGTTATAGAGAACTGTAAGAAAGATATTAAAACAGTAGAAAAAGTTATTGCTTTTAACAATGGAATGGTTACAGGATTGCAAGCAAAACTTGAAGCAATAAGGGTAGAATGGAGCACAGAGAAACAGCGAGAATTTGACGAGAACAGCCTTATTTGTCCTTATTGCAGACAGGAATATTCGGAGGATAAGAAAGAGGAATTAAGGGTTGATTTTAAGACGCACAAAGAAGCTGAACTTAATCGCATTACTGACAAGGGAAATGCAACCAAGGAAGAGCTTGATATTACTAAAGATAAACTTGCAGAAGATGTAAAGAAATCAACCGAATACCGGGAACATTTAGACACATATTCTCACGATATGTTTATTCTTGAAAAGCAGTTATCCGAACTCCCGCAGGAAATTGATGTGACGGCCACAGAAGAATACAAGGCGCTTGAACAGCAGATTGCTGAAAAAGAAGAAGCTATGCACAAGGCTAATGACATATCGGCAGTCAAGGCTGAATTAAAGGCGCAGGAAACAGCCTTAAGGCAGCAGTTAGCAGAATGTGAAAGCCAGATTGCAAAGTCTGATACGGCAGCAGATGAACAGCGGCTTGAAGAATTAAGGGTAGAACAGCGTACACAGGAACAGAATAAGACCAATGCTGAAAAAATCCTTGATTTGCTTGATGAACTGGATAAGGCGAAGAATGAAACATTGTCTGACAGCATTAATAGTCATTTCTCATTAGTTAAGTGGAAGTTGTTTGAACTGAATAAGTCTGGCGGTTACAAGTCGGTTTGCATACCGACAGTTAATGGAAAGTCAATTCTTACCACTATGAGCAACAAGGGCAACAGGATTTTAGGCAGGGTTGATATTTGCAACTCTATCCAGAAGATTAGCGGTATGTCAGTGCCTATTATCTTAGATGATAGCGAGAGCCTTGACAGCACTAATCAGAAGAAAGTTGCTGAAATGGTTGATAGTCAGTTGATTATGCTGATTGTTAATGATAGCGAGAAATTAGAGATTGCGGAGGGATAATATGAAGTGTGAAGACGTATATGTACTTACAGTAAGCGAAGAAGAAGCAGAAGTTATCAAGCGGTTTGTATCGGCAATAGAGAGAATTTCTATCGGCATAGATAATGATGATGTCTGGGATATCATGGAAACTATCACAAACAAACGGACTCCTGGTAATGTAGCAGGCATAAAAATTATATATGAAGAAAGCGAGGAATAATTATGGCAGAGAATACGGCAGTTGCGGAAAAGAAAGCGTTTACCACCTCTTTAAGTGAGTGGAGCAATACAATGACAGGGCTTATCATCAATGATTATAAGGCTGTTGGAATGGATATGGACGATTACGCAAAAGAGTGTGCTATGGAAGCTATGACAAGCATATTTAATCTTGTTAAGAGCAATCCTAAGGTTAATATGTGTAGCCTTGATACAAGCAATTTGAGAGGCATTGTTAAGCGTTGTGCAAGTCTTAAGTTAAATGCTAGTGCATATCCGAGAGAATGTTACTTCCAGTTGCGGAATGTGAACATCGGGAAAGATGCCGACGGAAAAGAAATTTGGCAGCAGCAAGTTGAAATGGGCATTGAAGGAAGCGGCTATGATTCTTTGCTTGTCAACTATGGAAAAGATGTTAAACAGGTATATCCATATTGGGTAATTAAAGAGGGTGACAAGTACATACCACCTAAGCATAAAGGACTTACAGTTACAGAGCCGGAGTGGGAAGAAAACGGATTATCTGATAAGGCAGTAAGGGTTGTATATCCTGTTAAGCTGTTAGACGGCACAGTAACATATCTTTCTGCTGATAGAGACAGTGTTAAGGTAAACCTCTTATCTCATGTAAAGCAGAATATGTTGAATGCTACATTTGGAATTATTACAGGTACTAAAAAACAGTATGGAAAAGAAGTTGCAAGAACTAGATATGATGCAACACCGGAAGAAAAGGCAAAAATTAAAGAGAAAAAGGAAGAAGTTCTCAATGCCTTAAGAGCGTGCAAGACAGTAGATGAAATGCTCGAATGTGAGCTTGCAAGACCTTTTATAAGCGGTGCTTGGCTTGATACTCCGGAGAGCATGATACAGAGAAAAATGTGTAACAATGCGACAAGGAAATACCCTAAGAACTATGACCCAATGGCACGACAGGCACAGGTTGAAATGGACGAGGTGTATCAAGTTGCACAGGCTGAAATTGCCGAAAATGCTAATACTGTTGAGTTTATAGAAGATAAGGCTGATGTAGTTGACACCGCAGCCACAGAAGTAACCGAAGAACAGGCAGAAGATAGCACACTTCCACCATTTATGCAGGAGTAAGCCTATGAAATCAACAAGCTTAGAACAGATGATGGCTGATATGAATAACGGCACTTATGATTTGACTTGCAATGGAGAATGTACTCAGTGCGGTAATTGTTGTAGTAACTTACTTCCTATGACACAAGAGGAAATTGCAACAATCCGCAAGTATATCAAGAAACATCATATTAAGGAACACAGACATAATTATCCGACAGCTACACCAACAATGGATATGACTTGTCCGTTTCTTAATGATGATAAGTCAAAGGAAAAATGCGAGGTTTATTCAGTTAGACCAAGGATTTGCAGAGAGTTTATTTGTTGTCCAAGCAAGAGACCACCTATTAACGATTTGAGCTACAAACTTAAATGCAGGGTGGTTGATGTTAGAAAGGAGTTCTATGAGAATAATTAGCCAGAATGGCAATGTTGATTTGCCTTATGAGAAATTTGTGTTTGGAATAACAAAAGATAACAAAATTGCTTGTTGCAGAGAATGCGTAGCACCGCCATATGAAATCTATAATGGAATTATTGCAGAGTATTCAAGCAAAGAAAAGGCTCTAAAGGCTATGGAAATGTTGAGAGAGCAGTATGAACGGCTTGAAGTTTTCAAAGTCTTAGCAAGTGGGGCTACAGAACATATGGAAAAATCATTAACTTATGAAGAATTGGTTAAATATAACCAATTATATCGTGAAATGAATGTTTTCCAGTTCCTGAAAGATAATGAGGTGGAAGTATGAAATTAACTTGCTTAGGCTCATCATCAGCCGGAAATTGCTATCTGCTAACTTCCAACAGTGGAGAAACACTTATCCTTGACTGTGGAATACCGATTAAGGAAATCAAGAAAGGCTTGAATTGGAATGTCAAAGGTGTTGTGGGTGCGATATGTACCCATAAACACCTTGACCACAGCAAGTCGGTAAAAGATTTTGAAGCTATGGGAATACGAATATCCACTCCATATATACAATACGCACAACACGAGGGCATACATCGTTACCACACGATACCATTTGGCAGTTTTAAAGCTAAGGCGTTTGACCTAACAACAGTAGATGGCAAGTGGACACATACTAACGCAGATGGAACGGAATGCCCTTGTTACGGATTTCTGATAACGCATAAGGAAATGGGTAAATTGCTTTATATAACCGACACAGAGCTGATTAAGTGGCGTTTCAAAGACATAAACCACATTCTCTTAGGTGTGAACTATGACAAGGATTTAGTTGATACCGACAATCCGAAGGCTGATCACGTTTTCAGAGGTCATTTATCCATTGACACAGCTTGCGATTTTGTTAAGGCTAACGATTCAGACAGCCTACAGAATGTCATAATGTGCCATTTATCAAGTGAAAATGCTGATAAGGATAGTTTTATTGCCAAGATGAAAAATGCCGTAAATGGGGCGAATGTAGATATTGCAGAACAGGGTAAGAGTTGGATTTTAAGGAAAGGAGATGAATGCCCGTTTTGAGAATAGAAAAGCTAATTGAATTTCTAAAGGCACATTTTGAAAGTGGAATACAAATGTTTGATACACCGTCAATTATGCCAGATTTCCGAATGCCTATTTATGATAAGGATGACATACTTGTATTGTTTGCACCTGAATATGAATATATCGAGATATACGGCATTTCTGATAAGGAGTTTAAACGAGTTATGAAAGAGGCAGGCGGTTATTAAAATGTGTGTCCGTTTTAGAAAGGAGATTATATGAGTTATAGTAGCTTATATGGAATTAAAGCTGATTATACAGGCGAAATACTTTGTGAGTATGAAAATTCTTGGTGGTTTAGTCCTGTTGTATGGGGAGTGCTTTCGGACAAGACACTCCCTAAAGTTATGGGATATATTCAAAGTGTTACTGGAATGCACGGTGTAGATGTTTGGAAGAAAATAAATACAAAAATGAACAATTCCACAAATACATCAGACCGAATTTGCTGGGAATTAAGCAATCAGCAGATTTTCTTTACAAAAGACAAAGATTGTATTGCTTACAATATCCGCAAATTTGTTGAGCAGAATAAGGACTATGATAAATCTGATGAAGATAATTTATCAGTGTTAGAAAGAGAACATATTATTGAAAGATTTAACGAAATTGCAGATGACATATTCGCTTTAGACGAGAAAGAATATCCTTATTTTGTTTTTAAGAATACTTCTGTTGATGATAATGTGGAATCTTGGTTCAGTGTTTACGATGAAGAAACAGATGATTATGTTGATAAATCAATAAAAGATTGGGATAAGTTCTTAGCGGAATTTGTAATCATTGAAAATGAACAAATCAAGAATTTCATTTCAAATAGAGACTTTCAATATTAAATTTCGAGGTACAGCGAACAATTAAGGAAATTATTACCCTGTGTGGTAGAAAGGAGCAGTAATGGAGAGATTAACAAAGACTTACTCAGATGGAACACACGGAGCTTCTGATAGCTTACCTTGCGGAGAAAACAGTTACGATTATAAGAATTTGCTGATAGAAAGATTAGGCAAATATGAGGACTTAGAGGAACAGGGCAGACTTTTGAAACTGCCTTGCAAGATGGGAGATACAGTTTATGTAGATAACACAATACTCCCAATAGAGGATATGGAGTGTTACGAGGACATTGATAATAAGATTCCATTATATTTTCCGGCACGAGTTGTTTCATTCCGCTTTGCAAAAAGAAACTGGATGAAGATTGCTGTTAAGGCAAAATGGTTACATGAATGGATTGACGATGAGACCGGACCAGAAAGCGACTACATAGAGTGTGAGAAAAATTTTACAATCTTATTGTCAACGATTGGCAAAACAGTATTCCTCGCAAAATCCGAAGCAGAAGCAAAACTGAAAGAATTGAGAGGCGGAGAAAATGAAAGTAGTAATTGACATACCTAAAGATTTCACAAGAGATTATATTGCTGACAAATTCAAAGATTTCTTTTCAAGAGTTATTGCAGATATAGATAACAACGGTCTGTGTGGAAACTATGAAAAAGAAATAGCTGAAATGTTTATAAAAGCATTTGATGAAAGTATAGAAGCTATCAACACTTGTAACTGCCAGCACAACAACAATCAGATAGATAATGAGCCTTGTTGCAGATGTGATAGTAGAAACACCAATGCCGACAGAATAAGAAATATGTCGGATAAAGAGTTGGCAAGTGTACTATTTAGTGGTTGCATTGATTCTATGGATTTAGAAGAGTGCCCTTATGCTAGTGAAGGTGAACTCGATAACAATAAAATTAGAAAAATATGTAAAAAATGCACACTTGATTGGCTTCGGTCAGAAGCGGAATAGGAGAGAATATGGACAGATATTTGTACAAGGCAAAAAGGCTTGATAATGGAGAATGGGTACAAGGATATTATGTAAAAGGTTTAAATATGTATGACAAAGAAGCTTATCTAATATTTGAACCCACCACAATATTTTATTCTAGTGGAGAGACAGACGGATGGAGTGAAGTAGACCCATCCACAATCTGTCAATGCACAGGTTTGAAAGACAAGAACGGCAAGCTGATTTGGGAGAATGATATTCTCCATAATGGAAATTATTTTGTTGTTAAATGGAATGAATCTTGTTCAAGATTTGATATTGTATTAAATAAGTTTCACAATATTCCAATAGGAAAATGGGAGCCAATGATTTGTGATTGGAAAACCAATGATTTTAAAGAATATAGAAAAGCTGTTGACTATGAGGTTATCGG